AATGACCAATTCAACAACATTGGCAAACGTACACAAGACTGGGCAAAATCCTTGGAAAAACGAAAAGAGCTTGGGACCTTGTATCGACAAGCCGCAAAACTCTTGACAGATTCCCCAATAGCTACTATTAATGACGCTACCACGTTGATTACTGACTCAAAAGCTAAACTACTTGGTACGGATAGTTCAAAGTACTCCATACTATTTGAAAACCTAAATGCAGACCTACGTTCAAGATGGCCGCTATCTAGGATGGACTACGCTCTGTACCTCGCAGCAATAGCAACCGGCTTGGAGAACTAATCGTGACTAACCAAATAGTTCCAGACTCAGATATTCATTTAGTACGTGGTCCTATGGGTTGGGGTGACGACAACAACACTCCAATCGATAAACGTCACGATCACGAATCCAGGCTATTCGACAAACTAGCCTCAGATATGCCAGTAGCATATCGAGCTAGAGAATCTGTTGAAATCAACAACCCAATGATGGATCGTCTTCGTAAACTTCATGACTCGAAAAACTACGGTTCTGATTCTTATGATCTAACATTGATCGATGAAATGATCTACGGCAAACGTCTTCAATGGCTACCACAGAAGACAGGTTCTTGTATTGTATCTAATACGTTTAGACCTTGGACACGTAGAGCATTGTTCGAAGTAGTTGTAAAAGGTGACGCTGAAGAACTACTAGGTCGTAACGAGTTCAGTACTAACAACTTATCTTTCTACGCACCTTTCAGCTACGGTTGTGGTCGGCGTAGAGGAAACCTCAAAGGTAACACTGAACGGAATGACGGTTCTTGGTGTGAAATTCAGTATGAATCACTTATTAAAGATGGGGTTATTCTTTGCAACAATGGTAAACTCTTAGAGATTCTAAGTAAGCTTAATGCTGTTGGAGATCAAGATTTTCCAGAACCCCAAAACAACAGTGTGTATCGAAGATTTCAAAACTGGGAATTTCTAGATACTCTTTTACCGTTTACGGATTTCAGGTTACTAGAGTCTCCAAGAGTAACCGATATCGATTCCCATCTTGCATTACATAAACAATTCAAACCAATGTCAGTTTGTTCTGGCATTGCTATTCATAAGATCGGAACACATAAAGATGGTTTCCCGATCCACGCACAAAACCCAAGAGACTCATGGGGGCATTGCATGAGCTTCCAAGGATACTTTACTGCATCAGATAGTAAAGTCTATGTAAAACTTTCAAACGAGTCTTGGGGGCCTAACCTCATTTACAACATACCAGTTGAAGAAGTATCAAGATGGTACTCTCGAAAAGCTGTAACTGTTCAAGCAGTAGGTGAAATTGATCTACCTGATTCTGTACCACTTTTATAACCCAGAAAGTTCTTAAATGATTTACTTGATTTCCCAAACTGAAGTAGCAAACCAAGCTCACAGATTTCTTATCGAAGACAAATACACTATTACTGGTGTGCTACTCGTTGTAGTTGTTGTTATCGTATTAGGAATCTGGAAACTTAGTTCTTGGTTTGGAAAAGAAATAGTTATTCCATTTAGAGACAAGGGACTAAAAGTAATGGAATCTCACTTAGATAAAGTAGACGGAACTTTGGAAACTATGGGGACTACAATGGTAGACATATCCAAGTCTCTAACCCAAATGGCCGCAACTCAAATAGTGAACACCCAAAGGCTTGACACAATCGAAGAAAAAGTAGATAACCTTGATAGCAAGATTGGAAACTTAGACAGTCACATGAAGCTTCAAGACAACAAAATCGACTCTATTTCTAGGAGCCACTAACAATGACATACGAATCACTTACTAACGATGCAGATGACACACTCCTTCAAGACGTTCCAACAAGTCTAAAAGTACGTGATCAAAGACTCATTATCAAGTTAGTTAATAAGTACTCTAGTCGAGTTACTGGAAAGACAAAAACTGAACGTGAAGCTCAAATAGCTGAACTTCGTAGCGAAATCGAAAATGATAAAGAGCTATATAAAATCGATGTAATGACAATACTAGCTATTGTCAATTTAATTCTTACTCTAATCAAATTCTTCAAAGATCGTAAAGCTAATCGTTTACGTGCTCGTCGTGGTCGAATTGAACTACATCGTTAATCAAGGAAATACAGTTTTACAAAACGTACTTAAACAACAAGGAGATAGACTCGATGATCGAATGGCTTGTTTTCATCATTGTTTCTTGGCTGGCTGCTGACTTCATTGCAGGTTTGTTTCATTGGTGGGAAGACACCTACCTGACGCAAAGCGACTCGTTTATAGGGCGTCTGATCGGTGGACCGAATCAGCTCCACCATATGGACCAGTACGCTTTTCTCAAGGGTTCGTACTGGAAGCGGAACTACACCACAATCGTTCCAAGCCTTGTTGCAATGCTGATCTGCTTAGCTTTCGAGCCACTACTAAACGGATGGCTTACAATGCTGTTTTTATCTCAAGCAAATCAAATTCATGCACTCTCGCACAGCAAAGGGAGGAACGGCTGGTTGGTTGTTTTGATGCAACGTCTGTACATATTTCAAAGCCCAAAACATCATTCTGTTCATCACCGAAACCCGTTTCATGTTAGGTATTGCGTTATGACGCCGATCCTAAATCCAGTGCTCGATGCTGTTTCTTTTTGGCGAGTCCTGGAGTTTTTTGTGTTGGCGGTTTTTTGGATTCCACCGAGGTTAAATCATGGATTGAAATTTGATATGGTCCCAGAAGATACTTAAAATCATGGAATCACATTTGTTGAAATCTGAACAACACGATCCTGAAAATGGTTTTGTAGTTGACTTTGAAAACACCTTACAGGAAAACAATCAAGTGATTGGAAATCTTGCTTATAGAGTAGCTGTTCCTGGAGTTTTTTTATTATTAGACCTAGTTCCGTGTAAGCTGGGTTCTGAGCTTATTCCTACTTGCGCTTTTTTAACCGCGACCATTATTGGTCTTGACCCAACAAAAGTAAAACAAAGATGAAGGCAGCATTTGACCAAGTGTTCAATGAGTCAATGACGCAAACACCAATTGGAGGCCCTTACGATGCTTCTGCTATAAATCGAGGCAAGCATACAGGCTTGTTTAACCTTGGTGCTGGTGATCTCGACAAATTCATTGGACCAGCACCAATCGGTGTGGGTAATTTGGCTGAAACCTCATTAGCGATGCCTTCACCATTTATCCAACCTGTCAAAATATCTAACGATCTGTTTTGGGTGTTTGGTACTGATGGAGGATCAGCAGCAGCTACTCGACGTGTTCAGCTTTGGACCTGGGTTCCTAGCACAAATACTTACTCTTTAGTAGGAGCGGTCAATTGCACATTTCCCACAGCGACTGGTCACACTGTACGTGGGTTCCGAGCTATTCTTGAGAACTATAGTGTGGGTACTGTTGGAGTTTCTGGACTCACCGTGACAGGTCTTGGTTCTGAGTGGAATACTGGTCTTTCAGTTGGGTCCCGTATTGGTTTTGGTTCGACGGACCCTAACGCCATTACCACATGGTATCAGATTAGTGCTATCAATTCTGACACTTCTATCACTTTGACAACAAATGCAGGAGTTATCTCAGCGGGTTCTGCATACGTGATTCAAGATTTGATGCTAATCCAAGCAACCACAAACGCTACTGCAACAAACGGCGGATTGTTCATCACTAAAGGCTTGCAGTTTGCTGATTTTCAAAATCCAGCTTCTTCCATACCTGCGGCTACTACTGTCGATAAAATTAAAGCAACCTACTGGCTTCGCGATGCAGCAGTCATCACTAATGATGTGATTGGTGGATGTGCTCTAGGTGATCGAGATTCATGGTCCCAGCAGTATGTCTATTGCACTGAAGGAGCAGCTACTTCCCTGCAAATATATCGATACAACATTCGGACTCCTTTGACACCAACTGCTGGAGCTTTTATATTGACTGGCTCTGATATCGTGGTCACTGGTAGCCAAACAGTAACAGGTAACATATCTCAAGCGAATAATGGCCGCGTAGCTACTCTGGCTCACGGTCCCGGCAATGGTATTCCTAGCCTTTATCTCTTCACCGCAAGCCGTATTCTGCGTGTGCCGCTTGCTAATGTAATAGCGGGCAACGTGATTTTCGTTGCGGATAGTATGTCCGAAGTTGCCCCTGGCGGATCGAACACCAATCTTTTGAATAGTACTTTTACTTCGTTTGACGTAGCAAACTCCCTCGACAAGCTGGTCATCACGGGTGCTACTTCAACCGGCACGATTTTTGTGACTGACTATTACACGGGCGGGCAGCAAATCGATCGTCGGGCCGGAGCTGTGGCCTCTCAGGTTCCGTCCGCACAACGTGATACGGATAGTCCTATTTTCGTTCACAATGTCGGCAATGGCACTCCTTTTATTTGGGTGGAAGACGGGTGGTTGTTCTGGGTCTATTCCCAAGCCACAACCGCCAACGTAAATGCTTTAACCGTTTATCCCCTAGCGGCGGACTCTGAGTTTCAGAATGATGTACCAAACCGGATTATTGCACCAAAGATAAGCTTGGGAGACACTCCCGCGAAATTCTATCGGGTGCTAGTAAACGCTATGGAAAATCTGGGCGATCATTCAATGGGAGTGTCTCCCGATGCTTATCGCATCCAAGTCCGCACTAGTGGAATCAATGATAACTCAGGAGCATGGTTAGATGTCCCTCAATCTGGGGATCTTTCTGGAGTCAGCACTGCTGCTGAGATTCAATTTGCTTTCTTATTCAGAACAGCGGGAGTAATCATGCTTCCGGCTAGAATCTTAGCATTAGGTTTGATATACGAGACCGAGGACTCGCTTCCAAGTCAGTACCGTTGGAACTTTGCGGACTTCAATCAAAGCAATGGGACGTTTGCTTGGGTTCAAGCGAATTTGTTTGGAACATCTCTGCCAGTACATACTATACAAGTGTATCGTGCAGACACTAATGCTCTTGTTTTGACTCAACAAAGTTCAGGAACAACAAACGGAGTCTTCCAACATTGGGATGGAGCCAACTGGGTTGCCGGGCTAGGAACAGACTCCTTAAATCTACGCAGACGATTCGTGCCAAGTGGTTCTTTGCCAAGCGGTGTAGCTCTTTACGCTAAAATACTGGTGGTCTAATGAATTTACAAGCAGGAGGAAACAGTTCAGTTCTTGTTATCGATCTTGGGACCCCCTCTCCCGTTCAAGACTTTTTAGTCTTAAATCAGAACGTTCAAATATCAAGTCTAAGTTCTCCATTATTAGGCAGTTATTTCCTTTTATCATCCGATGGTCCAGTATCGATAAGTATCGCTGCTCTGTTTTTGTTTCAATTCTACTGGCTTCAAAATCAACAATTAACTCTAGGGGATGGGCTATAATGTACGCCAGAAATAACTCGAACCCTCTTCCAATCCTGCTCGGAGCTATTGTCAATGCTTCCACAGGAGTCATTCAAACCACAGATGTGTTAGTGAAAGTGTCTAAGGATTCGGGCTCGTTTGTTCCTGGAACGAACTCTCCTACCATTGAAGAAGGAGAGTGGAGCTACTCCCCTTCAACTGCTGAGACTGATTGTCTCAGCCTAAGGGTCATCCTGTACAAATCAGGGTGTTTTTCTCGAAGCAAGCAAGTAGTGTTCACTGCATCTTCTTCCTTTGGATATTCTGGCACGGATCAAAGCAAAATAGTAAATGCTTCATCTGCGGTCAATTTGTCTGGAACTTCTATCAAGTTGGCTGCTGATAATGCTACCCAGTCCAGTGTCAATTCTATCCCCACCAATCCATTACGAGACAACGATGCAAGACTCCTTTTCCTTGATGCGAGTATCGCAACCAGCACTAGTTCAGTCCTCGGAGCAATCACAGGACTAAACAACCTTTCTGCTAAAGCTAACTTGTTTGGTGCAGCAGTTCTTGAAGCACCAGAAACCGGATCATCAATCTATGAGTTTACTCTTGTAGTAAATGATGATGAAGGTAAGCTGGTCAATCTGGATACAGCACCGACAATTACATCTACGAATTCCTCTGGTACGGATCGTTCAACAAACTTGTCAGCAGTCACCAACCCAAGTGTTGGACGATACAGATTCAATTACATTGTATCATCTACACACCCCAGGGAAGGACTACGAATCGAAGCTAGTGGAACAACCAGCACAGAAGCTCGATACGCTATATGGGCAGGAGCAGTAGTTGACTTCGATCAATCAACCGTACTTGCTCAACTTGTATCAGACTTATCACTCAAACCAACCCTGGTACAAATCGAATCATCCACAATTCTAGCTAAAGAATTAACTGTTGCTAATCGAGCATCACAAACAAGTGTTAATGCTTTACCAAACACAACTAGAAATCTAGTGATGAACTCGATGCCTGGTGATGGTTGGACTACTGGATCGTTTGGAAATCGTTGGATTATTAGCAACAGCTCAAACAGAACAATTGGAGTCACAGGTCCTGAATCTGGTCATGTCCATGCTGTTATTCATGGAGCAGAAACAGAAGTGTTTGTACCAACAACTTTCAAAACATCGGTGTACGATACAATCACGGCTAACTTGTTAGCTACATCCCACACCAGCTACAGCACCCCAGGAACAGTAGGCAAAACACTTACCGATACCAATGCCAGCCTATCAACTTTGCTAACTCGAATACCAGCAGCAACAACACAACTGGTAACTGACCTAGCTCTTATGCTAGTTGGTTCTGGTACAGCACTTGTAAGATGGACTGTAAATGCTCTCAGCTTAGCTCCATCTGGTGGTGGTGGAACTATCATAGCTACAGTAGCCGTACCATCAGTCCTACAAAACACAGCATACGCATTAGATGAAATCTTAGTGTATCGAGGAACGTACTGGTCTTTCCAAATTCAAAACCTTGGCGATCTTACTTCGTACAACCAAATATGGTTCTGTCTACGTAAACGTCAAAATGATGATGAACCGCAAAGTGACCTACTTATCGCTCTCAATGGTGGTTTGTTAGTAGCTAATAAAAAGACCAACTCAATCCCAACATTGGCATCTCTAACTGTAACTGGTAGCAACGTGACTATTCAAGTAGATGAATCCATTACACAGTTCATTGACACAGGAAACAATTACAACTATGATCTGAAAGGTAGGAATGTAGCTGGTCACACAATAATGCTACATGAGTCAGATAAGTTTGTAGTCAAACGTGATGTAACTAGGAGAATAGTCTAATGGCAAAATTTGAAAAAGTTGTTTTGACCGAAGGTAAGTTTCGTCAATGGAACGAAGCTACTAAACAATACGAGATCGTTGAAGTCACCCCTGCTCGTTTAGAAAAACTTAGTAGCAATTTTCAAAAACAACAAGCCAAAGGAATGAGAATTCCTGGTCCTTGGAAACATGACTTTAACATCACAGCCTTGTCTACTGGCAATAACGGACTGCTAGAAGACTCAACCGTAAATGCAGGGTTCTGGGACAGCCTGGTAACAAAAGTACTAGACAATGGAAAAACAGCATTAGTTGGAACTATTGACGCTCCTGGCGATCTAAATGATCCGAACACCCCTGCTGGTAAGATCGGAACTGTAGTCAAAGACACTTCGATCTACACTCGAAAAGACCTTCCGATTACTTCTGGAGTAGATAAAGAAGAAGTGATTGAAGAAGGCATCATGCACATCGCTCTAGTTACCCACCCAATTGAACTGAACCAAGAGAACTTCAAGCTGCAAAACAGTAACGATATTCACTTAGTTATGTCTAATATGGTTGAAGAACCAGAAAAACAAGAACCTGAAGAAGAACCAGCTCAAAGTTCTTCAACCATAACCCAACTGATTATTGACCTAAAAAATGTTTGCAAATTATTTCTGCCAGCCAATACAACTATTGACAATCTTGCAGAAAATTTGTCTATTGCAGTTGGGCAGTACCAATTGCTAAATTCCGAAGACGCTTCAGGCGTAAAACCCGATTTTTTTAAAGTGGAGCCATTACTAATGTCGCACCTTGACCCTACCCAGGTTGATGCCTTGATTAACGGCAAAATTGTTAATCCAAAGACCAACAAACCCTATGCTAAAGAAGATTTTTCTTCTTCTTCTTCTCCAGAAGCAGATAAGGCGGCTAACCAAAATCTATTGGTTATGTCTGCTATGCAAAACCAAATGCAAGCAGATCGACGTAGAAGTTATCGAAGTCGTATTGACAATTTGGTTGCTACAAGTCGTACCACTCAAGCTTTTGCAGATGCTCAGCTATACCCTCAAGCTGACTCCTACAGTATTGATTTCAAAGACAACCAAATTGTTACTCCGATTGTAGAGACTCTTTTGATGTCTCTTGAAGCTATGCCAGCACCAACACAATCTGATACGTCTGGATTGACTAGGGGTATCCTAGAGCCTGATAGTGCTAATGAACAAGAAATGACTGAAATGGCTAAGTACATGGCTTCTTTGGTCTAATACTTAACTTTCTAATTCAAATACAAACAAGAAACAAGGAAACACTTTTATGTTTAGTTTTGATATGTTCGGGACAATGCCCGGTAATTTCATGGCTCCTTTCCAAGAGGTAGTAAATTCTACCAACATTACTTGGGGGAAACTCGATCAACAGATTTACCTTGCAGCAGTAGTTGATGGATCGTCACGTGATGCTGGTAATACCAACTTCACTGATGTTCTTCGTCCTGGCTTGCTTCTCGGCAAAGTTACTTCAGGTGCAGACATTGGAAAGCTAAAGCAATGGAACCCTGATGCTACGGATGGAACCCAAAAGATTGTTGGCGTTCTTATGAGTGCTCAAAAAATACAACTCATGGGAACAGATCAAGATCGCTATGGGGGCTACATTCTCTTTGGTGGTTGTGTTAAGGCATCTGGACTTTGTATCGCTTCATCTACCAGTGATGGTATCGTAGGAAGTAGTCTCGAATTTGTAATTCGTCGCCAAATGGCTATGGCTTTCAGATTCGATGATGATCCTGCTGGTTACGTTCCTGGACAAATTACAAGTGTAGTTACTGCTGACAGAACTTTGGTTGAATCCGAAGCAGGGCAACTCTTTGTAACTAATGGTGCTGGAGCAGTAACATTTACTCTTCCAGCTACTCCAAAGCGTGGTCTTGAGTATACATTCTACAATGCTGTTGACCAAAACATGATTATCACTTGTGCAACAACTGATATTCTTATTGCGTACAACGACATTGCTGCTGACTCTGTTGCTCTTAGTACAACATCCGAAAAAGTTGGTGGTTCGTTCCGAGTTATTGGAACTGGAACTAAATGGCTCGTTATTCCTAACCTTTGGGAAGCACAAACCCCAACAATTGCTACCTAGTAGCTAATTGATTCCTTCACTACAGAACTTCAAGAAAGAGAAACTTTACTATGCCTGGAATGTCTTACGATCAACTGATGCGAGTACCACAGATTGCACGTGTATACGAGCAACTGCATACCCCCGCATCGTTTTTTCAACGCTACTTTAAACTTGCACCAACTGACTCCCCAGTTATTGTAAGTCAGCAACGTGTATTTGGGTATGATTTGGTAGCGAATACTCGTACCTTGGCTCCAATGACAGCACCAATGGCCCCACCTGTATCAGTAGGTCAAAAGCCTGTTGGTACTCAAATGGCGGCCATATTTCGAACCAGTATCAAGACTACCATTGCTGATGAAAAAGTCTTTATGACTCGTCAACTTGGTAGCTATGGTTTGAATACCAAAGTTGATGTTACTGGAACAAAGTACATCGCTATGCAAATGAAGCACTTGAAAACTCAAGTAACTAATTCCGTTGAATGGATGGTTGCTAAGATGTTTCAAGGCGGTTTTAGCCTTAAAGTAGATGGTGAAAGTTTCAGGCTTTGTGAATTGAACGATGCTAACGCAATTCACAAAAATGAGTATCTTATTCCTGCTAGCAACAAAGGTGACGTAAACGGCATCATTGGAACTGGTGAAGCTTGGAACGACCCTTCTGCTCCGATCTTGGATCACTTAAACGAGATTAGTGTTCAAGCTGCTCGCGTTAGTGGTTATCAGCCAACCGACATTATCATGAACGGTAACACTGGTAAACATTTGTTCAATAACGCTCAATTGGCTAAGGTTGGTGGTACGGCTTACCGTATCTTCGATAGCCTTAACAACCGAGAAGTACGTGGGGATGAACCCCCAACTAGCGGCCCATACACCGTTCAGTTCCGAGCATTGCCACAGTATAACTTTCATATCTACAATGAAGGTCTTGTACTCAACAATGTTGTTCCTGATTACACAAACCAGGTTAGTGCATCGAACTGGACTCCTTTGATTCCTGACGGGTTTGCTCTTATCGTTCCACCGCCTGGAGACTGGGTAGGCTTTGCTACTTGTATGGAACCAGTCGCAGAGAACGTAATGAGCGATGTCAAAACGGTTACAGGACTTCACGCATGGCGTACACGTGAAATCGATCCACCACGATTCGATATCAAGATGCTGTTGAACTATGTTCCAATTCTTCCACAGCCGCAAGCTTTGATCTACGCTAACGTCTGGCGAACTGGACTGTAATCCATGACACTTCAAGGTCAAAGATATCCGTTTGTATTTACTTCCGAAGACGAAATGAATCGTCTTATCTCGGAAGATGGAGCCTTGCTCCATACAGATGATGTTGCTGATAATGAAGAAGTCATGTACGAACTTTGTGAGCGAGCTACAGGTCGAATCAAACAAGTGCTTAACAAAAGCTTTGATGATATCGACTTGAAAAACTCACCAAGAATTAGAGAGATAGCAACTATCATTGGTTGCTATCTCTTATCTATTCGTAGAGGTAATCCGTCTCTCTATGCAGAACAATACATCGAAGCATTAACTGACTTAGATCAAATTGCTACTGGTGACTTGTTCTTATCAGAACTACCACGTTCAGGTAACACTTTAGTAGTGTTCCAAAACGTATCATCTGATAACCGTTTCCCTTTCACCCCAATTAGAGTAGATTCAATCACATCTAACCGTACTGTTGGAGGTCAATTCCTTAGTAGGATGATACCGTTCTTATGGCTGTAAAACACGTACTTGATTTGCTAGCTCATGAAGGTGGTTACAAACCACATGAAATGGACGACGCATTCAAGTACTTTGCATTGAACTTGATTCTGTACAACGTAGTCAAACTCAACTACACAGCCTTTTTGCAGAAAGCAAAAGTACCGGCATATCAAAGAATGGAAGCAGTTGATAGTTATGGTAATAAATGGAAACCCCTTAGCCAAAAGACCATAGACTTAAAGAAACGCTTAAACTTCAGATATGCCGGTGCAATTGCTATCAACATCAGAACAAGACGTTTACTCGAAGCTTTGAAACCTGGATGGTTTCGTAACGGGGTTTACGTACCACGAAACAGAGATCAAATTGTAGGAGTTACTCTTGATTCAATTCATTTTGAGATAGCAGTTCCTTATGCAGATGACGTAGACAAAGTACGTCAAATTTTTGTAGCTAATGAAAATCTAGTTTCAGATGCAATTCAAAAATCCCTTCCAGTTCTAATGAACTACTGGAACAGAAGAGAAGTGAAACGCAGACAAGCAGCCAAACGAAGATTTGAACGTGCCAGAGCTAATTACGACAAAAGAAAAAAGCTTAGAGATACACCACCCCCTGGACCCCCAGGTTCTCTGGAATAAGGAAAAGATAAGTGTTTGAAAAAACGATACTTGAAACAGTACATAAAGTACTATGCGACTCTCCATTGATGGAACTTCCAAAGTTTAACAAAGACTGTGTAATTGTTACTGCATACGATCAACCACCACCAACAGTTGGGCAGTTCTTTGTTCTTATTCATCCTCAGTCAAGAATGAACTATGCAGAATCAAAGTCTGAAGGTGGCCCTAAAAACTATGTCTATGATAGAATAGGCTTTGACATAGTATGCGGTGCTAGAACTAGGTTAGCTCCTACTGATCGTCTCATAAGTTATATGAACGATGAATACACTTCTTTAAATGTAATTAAAGATTTAGTACTTACTATTATTAGTAGAACAAACAGTAGTAAGAACATGACAGTTAGAGACTACCTAAGAAAGAACTGTAAACCATATAGTAATAATATTTATAATATACTTACAGAAGGTGTAGATGTTATAGATGGTTTTGAGTACATTGGTGCTGATGCAGAACCAGTACCTAGACAAGCTGACTATTTCTCAGCTACCGATACAAGTGACACTGACCGGCCGGCAGGACACACTTACACCGTTCGTTTTCTTTCCCCCTCCAGAATCTACTCTGTGCAATGCTGAATTTATTAATTAGTTACCGACCGTAATAAATTCCGCATTGCATGATAAGGCAAAACAACCATGTTCAAGTTCCGATGTTCGAAATGCAACAAAGATACTTATCACCCATCCCAACGATTAGCTAAGTGCTGCGAGAGTGCAGTACTGTATCAGCTAGTTAATATTTGCTTACTGCTCCCAAAAGAACAAGCACCGACTCATAAAACCTATAGCAAAAATGGAGATAGTTTTGCTCTCAAAATGACTCCAGGACAAGAATGGGTTACAGCTTGTAATTCATCAACAAAAGCAAAAGTTGTGACAGCACTTCCTGAAGCGTCTACTTGCTACAAATGTAATCAATGGCTTGAAGCTAATACGAAAACATCTTTAGCTAAACAAGAAGTAAATTCTCTTGAAGAGTTTATGAAAACCATTGAATTCGAAGACGAAGAAAATCCAGAAAATTCGTTCAAGGCACAGATCGAAAACATAAAGAAAGAGTTGCCAACATCAGACATTCCAGCTAATATTGCAGACGTTGACAAACTTTTGACAAGGATTCAAGAGTTTAGTACAATGCTCAAACAACGCAAAACCCTTAGAAACCAATTACAATTGGAACAGGAGCTTAGGACACTATGACTTTTATCGCAGGTGCATATTCCGCTACGTTTAACGCACTTCCTCTTGGTACTACTGAAGATGGTTTCGAACTGTCTTTCAATCGTATTCAAGAAGAAATCCGAGTTGACCAATACCGAGGTCTTGTTGACGCAGTTCATCAAGGCATCGATATGACTATTCGATTCACACTCACTGAAGCAAACTTCGTAGCTGTCACGAATCTAATTTGGGGTTGGTCTGGGAACAGCCCACTTGTAGACGGAGCACTCAAAAGTCATACAGGACAACTAATCAGTAGCTTTGCTTCTGCTTTAGTCCTTACACCTTGTGCCGGTACTTCCGCAGATACAGCGTATAACTCGGTTACGTTTGGAAAAGCTGTACTAGCAACCGATCCAGTAGCGTTAAAATTTGCATCCAGTCTTCGAAGAATCCCCATTACAATGCACGTTCTTCCGTACTGGTCAAACGGAGTTATCCCAACAGGCTATCCTGTTGGATCGTTCCCACCATGCGATGTAGTTATGAACTACTACTCTGTAGCTGCTGTAGCTCCGTAGTGCTTCTTGCACAATCAGTAGAAACAAGTCATAATAGCCTAACCCAGTGTTAGGCTATTTGCTTTTACAGAAACACTTCTTGACTCTCGGACACAACATGGCTAAATCATTCGACATTGAAATCCGCTTCAAAGGCGACAACAACCCAGAGAAGCCAAAGAACGATAACCAAGTCGAATCTACGCCTAGTAAAGCACAAGAAAAGCTAAACACTGAAGCTCTAAAGCCTAAGGCCGTATCCAAACCCAAGGCTGTATCCAAATCCAAGTCTGAAGCAGAGCCAAAGCAATCAGCACTAGAAAAGTACGCATCTGGCAAATCAACAAGTAGCCAAGAGCTACTTACTGAATTAGAGTCTTCTAAAGTAAAGATAAGTAAACCTCTAAAGGAACTAATGTCCAAAGGAGCATTGTACGTACAAAAAGATACAGGCTTCAAAGGTAGGGCTTTTCAAAGCATAGACGAAAAACGAGATCATCCTAATCAAAACAAACGGCGTATGAACGAAAGAGTATCAAAAGCTCTTGAGTCTTTATTGAAAGAAAAAAGCAATACATTTGCTGAACTAGCTACTAACACTGAAGCTGTACAAACTCCAGTTGTAGAACAGATACAAGCTTCAGTCATCGAGACTCCAGTTACCAAACCAGTAGTTGCTGAAACCCCAGTTACTGAACAAACACCTAAACCTAAATCTCGATCAAAGAAATCGAAAAACTCGTTATCAAACACTGACATACAAAAACAAGACATACTAAACAAAGTAGCAACTACACCAATGTTTCGTGGTGTGCGTGGAGATAGTACGTCTGAACCTAAAGGACCGCAATACTTTAGTAGCTCTGAGTCGTATGCAAAAACATACGGAAAAACATCACAACATTCTGTACAAGTTTCTAATCCATTAATAGTCTCAGATGAAGATTGGAGTAATTACGCAAACAACCAGTTTAATCCTATGGACGAAGTTGTTAAAAAAGTAAAAAAAGGAAAACATGACTCAGTAGTTAATGTTCGTAAAACTCCGTCAGGTAGTGAGCTAATAACTGTATTTGTAGTAGACGCTTCAAAAACTGTTGATACTAAATCGTCTGCTTCTAAATCTGTAACTGATGCCTTAGAAAAATCAGGACCAATAGCAAAAGAAGTAGAACAAGCAGTTCAACCAGTTATTGAAGCTAAAGATGACCTATTTGATTACACTCAAGAGTCTCCTGGTAAACCCGTAGAACCAGTAGTAGCTACCAAAACAAAGAACGCTAAGAAAAAGCTAAATGACGCTATTGTATCCAATGTAGAACAAGCTGCACAATCAGCAGCAGAGAGCATTAACAAAGCTATGTCCGGCGATGGTGGTAAGAAACCGCCAAAGGGACCTAAAGCACCACCAACCGGAGACGACGATGAATCCGGTTATGGTGATGATATGTACGAAGGAGCAGAAAACGACGACGAGTACAATCCACTACGTACACTTAAAGCACAAGTAGAAAACCTTCAACGGTCTTTCGCGTCTAAATTATTCGGAGAGAAAGAGTCTACTTTTCCTTCTTCCCTCCAGAGAACTTTTGAGGCGGGTAAGAAAGTCAAAGATTTTGATGACGTTCAAAAGTTAATTGACAAAGAAGTAGCTGCTCAAACGAGTATGCTCAAGGCTTTCGAAACAAGCAATCAAAATACGTCTAACCTTTTAAAAGCTAGGATTAAAGATTACATAGATAGAGAGTCTTCAAAAGAAGATGAAAGTATTGACCGTCAAAAGCTTGAATGGCTGTACTCTCGTTTAGATGAAGTGCGTAAAGTACGCGAGGATACTCAACAAGAATATGACGCTATTGAAACATCGATTGGTACTAAAATCAGTGACTCTGCTACACGTGGCTTTGCACAAGGCAAAGTAGATCGAGACATTGAAGAACTTCAAATGCAACAGAAAGACGAAGACAAGGTACTAAAACAGTATCAACGTGAATTCAAATCTTTCGTAACTAAACAATACAAAGACTTAGCTAACGTAGAAGCATTTGATGCAGCTAAAACTTATGTTCAAACGAACACAGGCAAGATGCCACAACGCGATGTAGTTGCTATGGCTAAGATAGCCTATGATAAAAAGTTCGAAGAGTTCATGTCTTCGGCATCATTCGAATCAGAACTATCAACTGAAGAAGTAATGTCCGCGTTTCAAGAAGGTCAAGGCAAGTTCAAACCAGAAGCATTCCGCCCAAAGAATGCTCCAAAAAACTTCTACAGTAAACCACAGCAAGAAGAACCCCCAATGGATATCCAATGGGACCCAATGCAAAGCGGTGCTAGCGGTAGTATGATGAGCGGTTCTAGTAGCGGTATGGGGGGCGGTCAAGGCATGGGAGGCGGTTCTGGTAATGGATCATCACCCCCAATCGGATTCGGTCCAGGTGGAGCACCAATACCGCCAAGCAGAAACAATATCGGTCTACTAGCTCCATCTATCGGTATAGACATTCAAGCTATCAAACGATTCAAAGTAGCTGAAGCATCGATCAATGCAGTAGGACAAACTTTAGTAGCTGCATCAACGAAACAAGGAGTACGCCCAGGATCAATTCTTGGCAATGTTTCTAAAGCAGCTACAACAGCGGGTTTAGCTAGTTATGCAGCATCAGGAGTTGCTAACTTAGGCTTGGCTACAGGTGCAGCGGGTATAGGTGGAACTACAGCGTTAGCTGGAGCCGCAGGAGCATCAATAGGTCCAGTAGGTCTTATGGTAGCTGGAATAACTTTAAGTACGTCTTACTTAGCTGAGATTGCAGATAACACTTCAAAGAACGTAGAAGCATTCTCTCCAGAACTCATACTGTCTGACATAGATAATAAGTTCAAAAGATTAGTAGATAATATGCAAATAGCTAACTCAAGAGGGGATAAGTTAGCAAATTATCAACAATCATCTAATCAATTAAGTAGACAATTATACAACTTAGGTGTAGAACTATTCGATCAAGTTGAACCTGTCATAAGAATACTTATAGATTTTATGAGTATAGTAGTTGTTCTTTTACGAACACTTACTATTCTAGGTACATTGCTCTATAATGCTATGTTCCCGTTTATAGAGCCTTTAGCTAAAGGTGTACAGATAATAGCCAAAGGTATGACCACTCTACTAGATTGGCTACTTGGAAGATCAACTAAACTTCCAGATTTTGAACAAGAGTTCATGAAGAACGACCCTAGAAAATAATACAACTAAGGACTTAATAAAATGCCTGATGAACCACAAGCAGTATGCCGTTACGAACAAGTAAAGTATGGTAACTATACGTTCCATTCTTTTGCAAGAAATCTTTTGAACGAACAAAACGTGTACAGTGAAGACAACTTATCAGTTAAGTACGCAAGATGTACTCTTGAAGTTGACTTCATAATAACATCAGAAACAGTTACGGTAACTGATCCTTTGTACACAGGCGTTGACAAACAAATGGATAAGATTCGAGAAGAACTCGAATCGCCTAATAAAGAGTTAAAACTTTTTTATCGTGGCATGGGTACAGATATCAACGTAATTGGTAGAGCAGTTACCAATACTGTTGGAACAAACAACGATCTACGTAGTGTACCATTCAACATCTTTGAAGGACCATTTCCTGAAGTTCTTACATGGGAACCTTTAGCTAGCAATAACGCTATACGTTGTAAATGGCGTTGTGTATTCAATAAAGCTATAGGACCAGTCAAAACAAAGTCAGGTAGTTTTACTAACACAGAACAAGAAGTACAAGTATCCAACAGTCTTGGTGGTAGGAATATTGAACAAGGAGCAATCACAGGTCAAACTAGGTCTTTTGCTGGTATTCAATCAATAACCAATATTGTTAATGATTACATAAATACCATATTTGACATAGCACCTGAACAATCTTCAAGTGGTCAATTAAGTAACTACTTAATGTCTCACACTGAAGAACAAGAATTCGAAGTAGATGAAGACGGTACAGCCGTCATGACACTAACAGGTGAACTAGAGTTTGTAAGTAGTGGTTCTCTAGTCAACAGACTAAAAGAATCACCAACAGCAATTCCAAGATTGCTTCAAGTACTATCACACTACTTTGAACCATTACACCCAGTTGGATTTACTCGTACTCAAAAGTACAAGTTCAAAAAGAACAAACGATCTATTGAGTACACAATAGTTGACAGAGAAATCAAAAGTGATAACCCAATACTTCCTAACATACTTAAAGCAGACGTAACCCACACAGTATCGTCTAGTCTGTTAGGTGGAGATGTATTTGAAGGAACCGGATTCCTAACTTGGAACAACGTATTCGAAGGGACATTTACTGTACGTCCTGGAGTATGGAAAGGTTGGTCTTGGTTAGCTATGATGACTATATGCCGTCAACGCATGGCTGGCACACTACCGTTTCAAGGCGAAGTAAATCTAAAAACTAAAGACGCTTTAAGTAGTGTTTTAATGGACGCAGCTACAAACTCTGAACGTAAACACTTACTTCATAACATTTCTATCAAAGAAAACATCTACACTCGTGAATGTTCATTTACACTAAAGTATTTAGTAATCACTAACCTGAATGCTTTATTTGTTAGTACTGGACTGTTTTACCCTGCATCCATTACATGGAATGGTCAGACACTACCACAAGACCTTGGTAAAGTACCCGTCAGTGTTGCGGGTGGTAAACACGTATTTAACGCAACCCCACAAAGTTACAACAATCAGTGGGGTACATCACGTGAGTACATGGCTAACGCTCAGAACGTATTCGGTTATAGAGGGCCTTTGCTCCCTGGTTATGACATGGTATTTAATCCATACGATGGTTGGGACCCAAACAGACTATCAAATCCAAATGGACCTTTGAATCCTGAACGTAGTATTGTTTCAGCAAACACACAATTCGATTATGAAAGTGTTAATGCAGCTAACACACACACACTAGCTGAGCGTAGGCGTAATAGTCATTTAGAAACATTCAATAACCTTACTCTTCCTTTTCCAGAAAATACGAGTCAGGCATGGGGCGGAAACGCTCCTTTGAAAGAAGTACCCGGACTTCCAACTGCTAACTTTACGCAATCACCTTACATATCCCACGATACTACTAACGATTCTTCGTTCTTAAAAAATTGTGACCCTGCTCAAACATGGATATCTTATGATACCAAGTTCAAAGTATTACGTAACGAAAACAGTGTTCTATTCCCAAGTATCCAATCCCAAACAATAGCTAGTAGAAACACTACAAGTATACCAACTAACACTGATCGAAATTCTAAAGTATTCAATATAAACGGTTCTAGTACATCAGAACCAAGCGTATCAGGGTATGAGTATAGTGACGTTCAAGTGTTTGGTAATGCTACTACGTACATACAGTTTACAGGGCAAGCCTTACGTATTGGTTATCCAATACCATGCCCAACCTTTTTAGGTTGTAGAAACGCCGGAACTGGTACAGGTAGCGGATCAACTATTATCCAAGCTTACCGTGTCGGAGAAAGTAAGTACACCTGCTACCAAGTAGGAAAATCCGCAGATATTCCAATTTTTCGTGGGGTTTGGGATGTTACTTATGCCTTGAAAGGCGATCCATCTTGTGCTAACATTGACTTCGTAGCCAACAGATCCAACTTTTACGCTTAGTTTATTTTCCTCTTTCCAGAAAAAGGTTTAGTAATGGAATTCCAACTTCCAACAGACGAAGAATGTCAAATCGTAGTCAAAGACAGTGACGGAAATGCTTTATGTACTCTTGATTGTCTTGACGTTGTTATTATCAGACAGCAAGCAATTGAGGAAGCCGAGAAACTTGGTCTTGACGATTATTGGGAGTTAGTACTAGATAAACTAGCTTCTAAATTCAACCTTAGTATCAAACACAAGTCATCAGCTTTAGCTTTGTATGCTCAGGCTAACGATATGCTAGTTGATATCAAAAAAAAATCCTACCTATCGCCGAGTCCGTTAGATTCTTCGGACTCCCTACAGGATGGGGACCAAGACAGCTAAGGTTACTTAGTCTTGTTATGCCGATGCTGAAAGCTAGAGAGCGACTAAAAGAGTTAGAAGCTATAAACGCTTCTAACATTTATGAAGTTCACTACACAGCATTCGAAGATAACGAAGCAGCGTTGAGAATTCAAGACAGATGGATAATGCAAGAAACAATCGATAAGAGTAGGAACAGCTAGATATGACACACAACAATCCAGTATCCAATACCCAAGAGATGCTGAACGCATACGCTAGTAACCCTTACGGTACTATTGCTAGTAACTCGCCACTCCCTCTGTATGATCCTCAGTATGGCCATAACATCCCAATGTTTAACCGTACCACCATCCCAGTCATGCTACGTGATGGGCGGATTCGAATCGGTCTTCAAATGCTCAAAGGACCTATTCAGTACTACACAGTTTTTATGTCAGCAGAGAAAAGTAAGAGTCCTGCACTTATTGACTTACTAAAAGCCAATGGTGCTAACTTCATGTATAGAGTATCTGCTAAAAATCCTGAAGTTGAAGAATTCATTCTAAAGACTCTTAAACGGTTCTGGTCACGTGGACTTGATGAAGCATTGACTTGTATTGAATGGGGATTTTCATGCAACCAAGTTGTGTACAAACTCGACGAAGATAAACGCTTACAATATGACTACTTAAAGCTGTACTCAACAGATTCAGTACGTCCTTTGTTCTTCGAGCACAAGTTAGTCGGTTCTCACATAAAAGGAATAGTAGGGCATCCAAATGGTAAAGACCTTCTATTCCCTAAAGTCTTATGGCATATCCATAACCGTAAGCATAATAGTACCTATGGTCAATCTCGTTTAGAATGGTGTAGTATTCCTTGGCATGAGTCCTACGTATGCTATGGTGCTAGAGACATACGTAGAACATGGTTCATAAAAAACGCTTTTGATGGTGGCGAAATGCGTTACCCAATTGGCAAAACCAAGATTGGTACAACAGAAGTAGACAACCTTGATCTAGCTGTAAAGATGATGTCTAATCTCCGTACTGGTGGCTACAGAGTATTTCCAGATGATATCAACGCTTCATCAGGCCAACAGAAATGGGCGTACACTCCACCAGCAGCTAACATCACTCCAAATGGATTAATGGAGTACCCAAGAGAGCTACGGTACGAGATCATAGAAGCTCTTGGTATTCCACCTGAAGTAATAGAATCCCAAGGTGACAATACTATGGGTTCAGCAACAGGTCGTAAAGTACCTATGATGCTGTATTTTAGTACATTAGCTAGTTTAGCAGATGAAGCTATCTACGATTTTGATATTCAAGTACTAAAATACCTAATACTTGTCAACTTCAAAACAACTAACTATTCTATTGAACGTGTATCTCTTGAAGATGCTGAAATAGAACCTAGTGTCAATCAAATACCAAAAGGTGGCACTACTGATCTAGTTAGTCAAACTGAAGAAGATACCGGATTGACTATCTAATAAATTCCACATTGCACAGAGGTACACCGTGTTCAAAGTAGCTGTAATTGATACAAGAGTGGCACAAGCAACAAAATTCATTCAAGTAAAAGATCATACGTATCTAGCTGAACATTTAGAACGTATCGGTATTACTCTTGAAGAACTGAACTTTTTTACTTGGCAAGCATTCCCAAATCGTAGCTACGGTAAGTTTTTAGTATCTGAAAAAGAATGGTCAGAAATTATCGGAGCACCTGCTACAGGTAATCGTAAGGCTAGACTTATAATTGAAGATGCTAACAACACCAAAGAATTTTCTAACTTAGATATAGTTAGTACTTCTGTACTTATGACTCCTATTTACCCTACTGGAGTAAACGGTCAAGATGGTTCTCGTATACTAATACTAGAACTAGAACATACTGCTGATAAGTATCATAGACACAATAGGGTATTCAAACAGTACCAGAATTACTCAGACTTAGTTGACGAATTCATAGACGAACAGCCAAAACTTAGAATACCTGAAGTGTACAACCAACACGTTGTAGCAGACGTACCACTTATTGAGTACTTAGCCCATATAGCTGCTTCTAACTTCTTCACTGTATTTCTTCCTCCAGCAAATATATTACATTTAACAGGACTAAATTTCAAACCTAAGTTGACAGATGCTAAGTTTAATTTTCCAACTAATATGCAATTACTTTACACAAAGACTTTTAGTTTAGCTAAAGCCTTAAAGTTCAAAGTAATTATCAAAGACGACAGAGAATGCGAAGCAATGGGAGATGCTAACCAGTTAGGCTCATGTGCAACAAAATACTATGAATCTGAACCTAAAGAAATAACTCTATCAGATAATATTTACAAATCTCCAATCAACGCAAACACAGACATTCAAAACATTGAAGTAGTTATACCTTACGCTCTTATAAATCATATAGCTGAAGACATAACATCAGGATCAGGGGATGCTGAAGTAAACGCATTCGCTGATGACATTGAACCGAACGCAAAAACTAGACTACTCAGAAACATAGATGTTATCTACCAAGGACTAGTTCCAGGCGATATCACTAACGATATCCAATCAATCACTTACTACTTTCAAGACAACAACCACGGTCTTAGAACAAGATTAAAATCCATTCCCTGGGAAATGCCTACTTCCCAATCGTGGATACGTCATCCTGTTGCAACAGAAGCAATTTACAAAGCGTTCTTATTAACCGACATGGGTACTGGTGGTAATGAACTGACTAATGTAGCTACAGCCGTTATATTAAATATGCAAGGAAAATTAGTAGAAATAGAAAAAGAAGTATTCGATAGTACAGGTATCTTTGCAGAAGCGGTGGCTGGTATGACTATTCTTGTATCAAGAGACAGATCGAATTGTCGGTTCCACACATTACAGTCTCAGTGTATACCTGATAGTGGTCAAACACCACCAATAGGTAGATGTTGTGTAAGTTTTCAAATTGAAAATGGTCCTGGCTTAAATCACTGTATAGATACTACTCAACAAGTTTGTCTAAAGTTGAATGGTGTCTGGACACTAGGCCAAACGTGTGCAGCTAATCCTTGTGGAGGTCAATAATTATGGGTTGGTATCCTTGTGAATGTTGTGGGTCTTGTTGTACTGATCCAACACTAGGTTGCGGTTGTATATGCGTCGGTAAAAACCCATGTAGTACAACTTTAACTATTAACGGTAATCATCCAGCAGTTTTAAGGTTTCCAATTTCTTACACAAGAAACCCATTAAGCAATACAAATCAAATAGCTTTTTGTGGCCTAGAAGGTTGCTCTACTATTAATAGAGCTGCATCAATAGGTCATACATTTATTAAAGAATGGACTGAACAAGAACGATTATGGGATGGTATACAAGCTAATTGCTACTTTTGTTGTCCTGAGTTCATTGATGACTTTGGTACTGAAGTTCCTTATTTACTATCTACAATTGAAGGTAGAGGAGTTTACGTAGCTTCAAGATGCTACAAAGCAATTATACGCTACATGAATCTTGACGTATCAATTAGACAAGGTAAACAAGTCATAAATAATGAAGATGTTTGCGGTGTGTACGTAATAGCTAAACTAACTTTTAGAAGACATTTTAATTACTTAGAAAACGCATGTGAATACAAGTATGCAAAAATTGTTCCTTCTGAAGTTCCTTGTTTGGCTGTATTCCCACCACCAGACCTTACCCCAAAAGAAAGAGCTTGTTCATATTGTAGACCTGGTGGTGGTCCTTTTACTCCTGGAGCAGACTATTCTACTCAACCATTCCCCACAGTACCTTCATGTCCTACACCTGAATGGGGTGGAGACAATCCACCAAACGATCCATCCAACCCAGTATTTGACAACATATACTGTTTAGGAAGATCAAAGTTTGTACCATTTATAAATAGCGTATCTTGTAAAAGTGAAACATTCACAGTAACATTAGGTCCAGAGCACAATACTTTATCAGGAAGTAATTGTTGCGGACCACTAGGAGATAGAGCTGTTCCATCAGATGTTTACTATGATTACCAGTTACCGGATATTGATTATCCTTGTGGTTCTTTTACAAACTGTAGGGGTCAGTTCAACATGGGACCTACTTATGGTAATTGGTTAGGTCTTAATAGCACTTTTCCAGGTCTTGGTTTTGGAAATTTAGCTGGTAATCTATCAAACTGTACAAGCCCAGCAAATAGCCTTACCGATCCAGTTATACAACAATGTCAAACTTGTGAAATAACTCAACGCAATAGAGGTAAAAACTTAGTTAGACCTATACCTAAAAATACACTACTGTTTGGAGAGGCAAACGATCAATGGTCATTGAACATCCTTTGTTCCGATTAGTACACGTACCACCAACTTCAGAGTACGTTCCTATTGAATTTCCAACACAGCCTTACGTAGATCATACGGCTATTCAAGGCAGAGCAGCTTGGAAAGAAAAACATACGTACTTAGGATGCGATCCAGTTTGGCATTCATTATGGGAACTTACAATTCCAAAAACGGATTGTCTTTGTAACGAACATTATGTTAAATTCAAGAAACAAAATCCTCCTGATTTTTCTTCTCCAGAAAATTACTTCAGGTGGGGAGTTTGGTTGCATAATGAAATTAATGAGAGACTAGGAAAGCAACAAGTAACTTTGAAAGAAGCAATTCAATTATGGAACAGAACTGATGTTACAGCATAAACAAGATTTAGGATTTAGACTAGCAGAATCGTTTAAACGATTCGTAGCAATAGAAAGTCAAAACAGTCCTTGTTGTAGTATAGTGCATACCGTTAATCAATTAGGTCCAGAACTTACTATTAAGTATATGGACGCAGTACTAAACGCTATAAAAAGTACGCCCGAATACATAGCTAATAGTAGGATGGTTTCCGATCGTCTTTTACGTTTGTTTGTCAGAAGTGCAGTTAGGAAAACCCTACTTGACATTACTGACAAACCATTTACAATGTACCTACCTTCATTCAAAAGAGAATCGAACGATGCCACTAAACCCAGGTAAATCACGAGCGACACTTTTCAAGAACATTCGAAAAGAAATGCTCAAAGGAAAGCCTCAAAATCAAGCGATAGCAATCGCAATGAACAAAGCAGGAATGAGCAAAGGAAACTCGAAAGCCAAAGCCAAGAAAGGTAAGTCCCGATGAAAAATCGATGCTGGAAAGGGTACGAGCCTGTAAAGGGTAAGAAACCTTATAGCGATAATAGCTGTAAGAAGTCTTCAACTAAACCAAAGAGTAAGTCAAATGCAAAACCAAAAAGCAAAAGCAAGTAAGTTTTGTGAATGCGAACATTCAAAAGTTAAACAACCAAAGAAAGTTAAATCATCATGCCAAAAAAATCCGCAGCGTGGCAACGCAAAGAAGGTAAAAACTCCGAAGGGGGATTGAACGAAAAAGGTAGAAAGTCTTATGAACGAGAAAACTCAGGTTCCAATCTAAAACCCCCTGTAAAGAAGGAACAAGCCAAAAAGTCTAAAGCTTCCGCAGGCAGACGAAAAAGTTTTTGTAGTCGAATGAAAGGTATGAAATCAAAACTTACTTCTTCTAAGACTGCAAATGATCCTAATAGCAGAATCAATAAATCCCTACGTGCATGGGACTGCTAAGCATTAACTAATCATAACTCAAACATTGAACAAACAATGAGCACCGATCAACAATTTTCCGAAAACCTTAGCAACAAGTACTCCAAGTTCGTTAAGTCTAGAACTAAACCATCATCTGATGTTGTAAAAACATTTAATGCTTCTAAAGCAGCATTAGTTCATGCAGTACTTGGAGTTTCAGGTGAAGCTGGTGAGCTTCTTGACGCTATCAAAAAAGTAGTTATTTACGATAAAGAACTCGATATTGACAACATAGTTGAAGAACTTGGTGATATTGAGTTTTATATGGAACTGCTTCGTCAAGAACTAGGCTTAACCAGAGAGTTCATAATTCTCAAAAACATAAGTAAACTTGAGAAGAGATATCCAACTAAGTACAGTGACAAAGACGCATTGGAACGTAAAGATAAAGTAGGTGAATAGTTATGTATAAAGACGAAGCTAATTACATACTGTCACAATCTCTTGATCCAGAAATGCCTATTCTAAATCGTAAACTACCAAGACCTAAACACGGTACTGGTGGTAGAGTCACTAATCTTACTCAAGGAGTTTGGTTTGATGCTCTTTTTGAATTGAATGAGAAAAACGCTATACTTGGCAATTATCAAAAAATAATAACTGATTCTGTCATATTAGCTAACTGGGCTAAAGAGTATGAAGGCAAAGGTATCAATCCAAAAACAGGTCTAAAGATTGGTGGTGGTCTGACTTCTGGTAAACTGTCTATTGGTATGTACCGTAACAAGTACCGCAATGCTAGACTCTACGATACTCAGATCAAACCGTATCTCATATCTCTAAAGTACTGTTCACAAAAGTATCCTTGTAGAGAAAAGACTAAAGCAGTAATACCACTGACTTTAGACGAAATTCGAGAACTATGTATGCAATGTAAAATTGCAGATCCAAGATTCTTCACACCAAAAGAAATAGCAGACATCAAAACATACGCAGACAAAAATGGAGAGCGTAATCTTTGGGGTATTCCTGCTAAGTCTCAATGGGAAGAATTAAACAAGTCCGTTCCAGGTGGAATATATAGACGTTACAAACTTTACAACGAAGTGTATGATCCTACTTCTTGGTCCCCTCTTACTTGGTAATTATTAACAATGCCTAAAGCGAAACGAAAACCTACATGGGATTTATATAGAGACGGAATATCCTATTCTCTTCTTTGTAAATTCAGAAATTGTAGAGAACGGTTCCGTGTCTCAACAGTAGAAGGGTTACGTCCTTCTGATCGTAAAGACGCAATGGACTTCGGTACAATATTTCATAAAGCCTTAGAGTACACAGCACAAAACAAAACAACATCGCAAGTAATTACGCAATTACTAAAGTTTTATCAAAAGTCTTCTATGGACCCAATGCTTGTAAAGCAAGCATGTATCCTAGTACCACACTACAACAAGTACTACTCAACTGAGAAACACAACTACGTAGCTCAAGAAGAAGTATTCGACGTTCCTTACAAGTCCACTACAACAGGTAGAATAATTCGTCTACGTGGTAGAAGAGACGAAATGTTTGAACGTAAAAAAGCATTGTGGTTACAAGAGAACAAAACGAAGACTACTATCGACGAAAACAAAATCATAGCTACTCTTCCGTTCGATCTTCAAACCATGCTCTATGTTTACTCAATGACACACGATTATCCCGGTCGAAAGATTGGAGGTATCCTATACAATGTTATTCGTCGTCCAGGTCAAAAACAGAAACAAAAAGAATCTGACAATGAGTTTCTACAACGTATAAATAGTGAGATAGCGGCAGATGTTGATAACTCTCTAGCTAACAACGAAATGTCACACTATTTCAAACGATACGAAATAGAGCTAGGCCCATCGGACATTAATAACTTCTACCATCGAACATTGGTTCCAATGATCGAGAGCGTAGTAGTATGGTGGGAGTCCATTAAATCGGACCCGTTCAATCCCTGGGTGGACGAGCAGGGAAAACCAAATCCTCACCACTTCCAAACACCGTTCGGAATATACGATCCAATGACTTTAGGCGTAGGCGACTACTTCGACTACGTAACAAGCGGGTCCAAATTAGGATTAGAGCAGATAGAAACGTGCTTCCCAGAGCTACAGGGGGAACAAGGCCAATCAAAAAGCCAAGAAAACCCTAAGAAAAAATTATCTAAAAAATAGTTGTAAAAAATAATCCCCTCGGTCTTGACATTCAAATATCGTACAACTAGAATGCTACTCCCTTCAACGAACGAAAGGAAACGGAGCTATGGCAAGTACGGTAAAGCGAGTCAGTCCGACCGCTAAAAAAAGTGTTACTAAATCATCGACCGAATTTAGTCTCCCTGGTCCAGAAGAATTCAACGAACCCTCAGAAGACTTTTTAGATTACTACACTCTGTTACACGGAACAGCAGGCGTAGGAAAGTCTTCTCTAATGGCTTCCATTCCTGGTTCAATTGTATTTCAATTTGAACCAGCAAGACGAAACATCAGAGTACGACAAGTAGAGTTTAAAATCTCTACAGTTCCAGAAATGGAGCAAGGACAAGAAAATCCTTGGAAGAAATTTACGACACTACTTGAAAAAGCAGAGTCAGACAAAACAATCAAGGTTATCGGAATTGACAACATCAGTGAATGCTACAAAGCTTGTGAAAACAACTGGTGCTTAGAAAATCAGATGGAGAACACACCTAAGAAAGATTATGGTGCTGCACGTGGAGAAATCAACAAAGAATTTGAAAGAGTTCTCAACAGTCTAAAGTTTAACTCAAGACTTGGAGTAATCTTCACAGCACACACAAAAGAAAGAGAAGGAGAATTGAACACAGGTACAACAGATACCATGTACAGTCCATCAGGACCAAATGCGGTATTTGAATGGTTAAAGAAAGCAATGGACTTTGCATTCTTCATCGGATATCACAACACAAAGCGAGCAGTTCATTGTAGGTGGGATACCATCTGGACTAAATGCGGCGTGCATAACAAATTCACAAATACAAAAGGTATACCGCTTAATGCTTTCTACCTTCCAGAAGACCCAACAAAAGGCTACGAGACAGTTCTTAAAGCCTGGAACAACCAAATCAAATCGGGGATCATAATCGAACCCGATCAAGACAAGTAGTTAGTGTATTGTTACGTTTAATAAATTTCACATTGCAGAAGGTACAGCAGATCATGGCTACAAAACCAGCAACCAAGAATGACGCTCCCAAGGATACATCAGCAGACTTTTTCAAAGCAATCAAAGGCAAAGGAGCTATCCTAAAGAAAGTCGGAAAAGAAGACGCACCACAAGGGTACACAACTCCAGTAGAGATCATCGAAGCGTTTAGTCTGAAGATTGAAGGTAAGGTTACGACAACTGCACGTTGTACAGCAGCAAGAAGCGGGATCGACAAGAACAAAAACCCTTACGTAAGTTTCAACTTCCTATGTACTGGAAGTACCGGCAAAGGTCAAACACCTTCTAAGTACATCAGCTTGGTTGAGCAAGGCAAACGAACTGAAGAACAAGCCTACAAGGACTTGTCTTTCACTCTCCAGAATCTCGGCTTCGATACTGACGATCTAAGTCCAGATACTCTCAAAGAAATATTCGAATCAATCAAGACTGACAAGCCTTTGGTATCGATCACCATTACTCGATACGCCAAAGAAGGTATCGATGTTCGAGTAAACCGTCCATTGGAAGAAGACGAATCCGAAGACGAAGAAGAATCGGAAGATGAAGAAGATGAATCCGAAGATGAAGACTCGGAAGAAGAGTCAGACGACGATGAAGACGAATCGGAAGATGAAGAGTCCGAAGAAGATGAAGTAGACGATAGCATGGAAGAACCAGATCAATGGGTTGGACATAAAGCTACTGTCAAAACTTCGAAGATGCCAAAGCCAGCTAAGGTAACTCTTCTATCTTACGACGACAAGAAAAAGATTTTCAAAGCTAAGACTTCTAAAGGTGAGTCTATTAACGTGAAGCTTGATGAAGTACAAGATGTACACTAACAACTAAGCTGTATTATTCCTTATCTCCTGGTAATTCAGCTTAGTTACGTACCGGCCATGTTAAGTAAACCAAGATAGTGGAATGCTAGGTTTACTACATGGCCGGTTTTTTTATCTACCATACCCACAACCACACCATGATTATATCAAAAGTAAAAAAGTACAAATCAGCCACTAAATTCTTAGCAATAGACACAGAAGCAACAGGCTTGTTTGGTCATCATGGTTGTAGAGCTTTTGCAGTATCTACGTGTGATAACAACGGAGTAACTAACTACTGGGAAGCCCCAGTTGATCCACTAACACGTACACCAAAATGGTCTAAAGACGTACTAATTAAAATTTACAAGTACGTATCATCTTTCAATACTCTAGTATTCCACAACTTGAACTTCGACTTGTTTATGTTGTCTCTTCTCCCTCTTCCAGAATGGAACTCGTTTCCAGTAGAAATGGAGAATACATTCGCGTATTACGATACGTTGATAAGAGCACACGTCATAGACTCTAGTGACTTATTGGCACTAAAACATCAAGCTAAGATTTACTGCGACATAGCTGATGACGATGAAAAAGAACTCGATGACTGTGTAAAGTCACTTCGCAGAAAGTCCGAACTTAAAAGTATGGGTTGGAAGCTAGCAACAGAAGGGGTTACAGAACTCGCAGGTCAAAAAAGCCTATTTCACAAATGCGACTTTTGGTTGCCAAAAGCGTATGCAAAGCACTTTGGGTATCCAAGTAACCATCCATACCACACAATATGCAGTACCTACGCAATCAAAGACGCTATACGTACAGCACTTCTATTCATACGACAAGAACAGACATTCGAAGTAAATCCAAACTTACTAAACGCTCATGATGAACAACATCGTGTAATCATGCCGTTGTACCGTATGACTAAGTGCGGTATCTCGATTCACAAAGAGCACTTTCCCAAAGCAGTAGATGAAGCATCCAAAATAAGAAACGATCTTATAGACAAGATGCAGTCACTACTAGGCAACACAGACTTTAATCCTAACAGTCAACCACAGCTATCAAAAGCATTATTCACAGACTTAAAATTTGAGTCAGTCAAAATGACTGATGCAGGTAATGATTCCACAGACAAGAGTGTACTTCCAGAACTCAAGCTACAAAAAAAATCAAAGAAAGCTTTACAGTTTGTAGACTTCATGATTTCGTATAGAGAGGTTAATGCAGCTAACGGCTATCTACAATCCTATCGACGTTTCAAAACTAAAAAAGGTACTTACGAAACAGAGCTACTATTACCCAACATCAAGCAAGCTGGAACATCAACCACTAGACTATCTTCAGAAAACCCTAACGGTCAAAACATCAGCAAGGGCAAAGAACGCATAGACGAAAACGGAAACGTCATTAGCACGTACTCTATCCGAAAAGTATTCGGACCAACTAAGGATCGTATATGGTCTAGTATTGACTACGATCAATTACAGCTTAGAATATTTGCCTATTGGTCAAAAGACCCCAAACTGATTAAAGCATTCCAAGACGGTTTCGATTTCCATACCTACATGGCTATGCAAATCTTTGAAACTGCCGAACCAACCAAGATACAACGAAGGGTAGCTAAGAATGTCAACTTCGGATACATATTCGGAGCGGGTGAAAGAAAGATTGATGCAACATGCGGAATCAAGGGAATCTTTCGAAGAGTACAAGCATTATATCCTTGTGTTACGGAATCGATCAATAGAACCGTGTCCTTCGTCAAACAGTACGGATACGTCGAAACAATGGGTGGCTACAGACTCTATATGTACAAAAGCAAAGCCTATGCAGGAGTCAACTACATCGTTCAAGGAACCGAAGGAGAAATCGTAAAGACTGCCCTAACCAACTGCGATAGATACTTAATCGACAATCGATTATTAAGCTTCGACTATTCAAACATCGTGTACAAGAGTAAGGTCGCATTGATCTTACAGGTACACGATGAGTTACTTTTCTCTCTCCAGAAAAAACTCGGTAGGGAAAGAGTTACTAAAGTGTTAAGTGACTTAGCTTCTATTATGCAAGAAGCTGGTAACTACTATGGAGTACCTTGTGTATGTAAACCAGAAATCATCGAAGACAATTGGAGCGAAGCAATGAAGCTTCAAGATTGGAGAAATAACTAACCATGAAGAAAGTAGCTCTGTCATTAGAATACTACGACAAAGTGTTTACAAGATTTTCTGTAGTACTTAAAGCAGTACACAAAACTCTAAATTTTGGAACAGTATCAGTATTTGTTGAACGTAATTCTTTTAACATACGTTGGACTGTTCGAAAATCCCGCCAAAAGAAATTTGTACACAACATACCGATTAGTTTCGAATCACTTGGTACAGACGAGATAAGCGATACTGAAATGTCAGTTATCGCAGAAAATCTAGTTAAATCAGCTTTTCAAACAATTCCAGAAAATCTACTAAGGATCGATAATGAGTAATCCCCAACAAGACCCAGTTGCTTTTTACAAATTCTTTGGTGTCGAAGCTACAAAACAAGTAAAGGATAACCACGTTGCAGACTGCCCTTTTGCCGATTGTACTAAGAGAAGTCACTTCTACTTCAACTCAACAAACGGACTATACACTTGCAAAAAATGCAATAGGTCTGGTAACTACTACACTTTTATTACGCAGTTCCATACCGCACTCAAGACCCTCACTACTCAAGAAGATTACAAGTTTCTTGAAACGGAAAGAGGCATCTCAAGTGAAATCTTCGAACTTGCTAATTGGCATAGAAATCCAGCTACAGGAAGATGGTACGTTCCCTACTACGGACCTAATCAGTTGCTTAACTTGGGTGCATTCGATCCTAACAACTATAATCCCAAGAATCGATTTAGAATCTTCAAAGCACCTAGCTTCGATTTACAGCTTTATAGAGTTTTCAACACTAAGCAATATGATGCAGAGATTATCGTTACAGAAGGAGAATGGGACGCTCTTGCTTTTTACGCAGCATTTAGAGCAATGCGTAAAGAAGCACCTACCATACTTGGATTGCCAGGAGCTACGTGTTGGAAAGAAACCTGGAACAAGACATTCAAAGGCAAGTACCTAACTTTCTTTTTTGACAAAGATCAAGGCGGAGATCAAGGTATCGAAATACTCAATAAGCGTAATGCTGGACTTAGGTACAGTATAGCTAACTGGGAATCTCCAGCACTATCAAAACTGAAGCTTCTCAAGAAGAACACAGAACTGAAAGACGTTAGGGACGTATTGACTAACGCCAAGGTAAAGACAGATGTACTAGCAGTCTTACTAGATATGGCAGCTACTACCGCAGAAGACCATACCGAAGAACTTGAGCAAGAAGAAGGTAGCGAAGTAAAGAAGTCTTTTAGTGCAGACATAGAGACTATCGAACCGATTGCTTCTTATTCTACTTTCCAGAGACGTATCAAAGACAGCCTGTACACAAGTAAAGCAATCATGCAAACGATTGATGCTATGCTTGCCACAGCGTTATCGGTACGTCTTCCAGGTGAACCGCTTTGGCTATTCGTAGTAGGTCCTGCATCATGCGGTAAGTCAACTGTTATCGAAGCCTTTGGTGGTAACAATAAATACTTCGATTACGTGTCCAAGCTTACGGCAACATCGCTTGTATCAGGTTGGAGAAACCCAGACGGATCAGACGCATCGACACTTCACAAAATGGACTTGAAGACTCTATTCATCAAAGATATGACTGTACTTCTAGGTATGCCAGAAGGAGTACAGCAACAGCTATGGGACTTGCTACGTGATGCCTACGATGGATACGTAAAAATTACTTACGGTAACGGAAAGGTATACGAAGCAACCGACTTCAAATTCAACATCATCGCCGGTGTAACTCCAATCATCTACAAACACAATGACGCTTCTAAGGGAGAACGATTCTTACGAATCGACTTCTTAGGAAATGACTTTGATGAAGATGAGCACATGAGTCAAGCATGGGAGAACATGGGTCAGAAGAAAGCAAACAAGAAAAAGCTATCTGACACAATGCTTGGCTACTACAAACATTTGTTTGAAACATTCGATCCAGAGAACGTAGCAGACATACCACTACCAATCCGTAACAAGATTATGGCATTAGCAAAGGTAGCTGCTAAACTCCAGACTGAAGTAGTTAAAGATCGTAACGAAGGCATGATTTACCGTCCAAGATCAGCAGTCGCAACCCGTCTATCTCTTCAGTTCAAAAACTTAGCCCACTCTCTAGCCCACGTTAGAGGTGAGAAAGAAGTATCTGAATCAACTTACGAGATCATTCGTAAGATCGGTTTTGATTCTTGCCCAGGACTAAACTATGAAGTAATTAACTTCATAAACAAACACAAAAATGTTACTCGTAAGGCTATCATTGATAACCTAAAGATTCCTGGTACTCGCGTACATCAAATTCTAACTGACCTTGAGCAATTAGGTATCATCATCCACGACAAAGAAAACAACAAGTCTGGTAATCGTGGAAGAGATACATACACTTATTCCCTTTGTGCTGATTTAACAGAATGTCTGGAGACAAGTCGTGCTAAGACTAATAACCAAGTTAGAAAAGATAGAAAACCCACAAACATCAGTGACAATCAGCGAACTCCAGCTAAAGGAAAGCAAACTGCTAAGTCCAGGAGCTAGACTAGGTATCCAAGGTCAGATTGACAAGTTACTAAGCCTAGCTAGTAATGATAACATACTGATCGAAGAAGCATATGAAAATAAACCTGAGTCAATTGACACAGTAATGGTAGAGCTTGATCGACTACGAAAACTAGAAAGTCATACTTTTTCAGTTACTAAGGTTGCAAAAGAATCAGGGGAGTATACACTACTTATCAAGATCGTTCTGATTTCCGAATCTTCAATAAATAAGTAGCTATGCCAACCTTAATAGATAAACATAAAAGTCAGTATCCTTGGTTGAAGACCTTCATTCATTTAAAGGGTACTGACCTTTACGTAGGAGAAGTAGACCCTAAAGAACTACCACCAAACCCCAAGAATTGGCGAATTCATTCACAGCGTCAACGAGCCACTTACAAAGCATTCCAAGAAAAGTTCGGCTATCTAGGACTAGCCCTGTTCAACGTAAGAACAAACCATCTACTAGATGGTCACATGAGAGTAGACGAAGCCTTAAAAGCTAAGATTCTACGTATCCCTCTAATGGTAGTGGACCTAAACGAAGTTTCTGAAAATGAAGTACTAGCTACCCTAGACAACATCGGACTTATGGCGATCACTAACAGTGAAGCCCTACAGTCTTTAACTAAAAGCGTAGATAGGTCCATAGAGAAAGTAAAGACCGAGAATGAACGTAAACTAAAACAACTTCGCAAAGACCTTCTCGATCACAACTTTGGAACCAAGCCAATTCTAAAGCAATCACAATCACGCCTTAGACCAATCGAAGAAGAAGTTTCTTCTTCTCCAGAAGAATCTGAAGTGGCAACCGATCATTACGAATCAGCTTGGAAGAACGGTCCAGTTCAAACATTCGTAAACGCATCCATTCTGTATGACGGTCTAACTGAATTAGGTATTCCTAAATTAAGTACTGACAATTTAGCAACACCAGACTTAGCACCTACCTGTACGTACCCAGACGGTCCAGGAGAAAAAGCTTACCACTGTTACAGTCAAAGTTTTTCAGATGAATACGATCCAGGGTGTATAGGCTTCTACACTGACGATCACAAATTTGAATGCGTATACAACCAAGCAGCAGAGTTTGTAGAATGGGCTATCAACATGAACCCACGTTGCCTAATCGGTCCTGACTTCTCATGTTACGCTCATTGGCCTTTAGCCAAAAACATCTGGAACCTATATCGAGCTAGATGGTGTACTCGTTTATGGCAGGACACAGAGTTAAAAGTAATTCCAAACGTACCGATTTTAGATGGACCACCATACCCTTTATCAATCAAGTACTCATTAGAAACTCTTCCAACCAAAGCAACTCTAGCAATCCAATGTCGAACTCAAGAAGCTAAGTCAGCTTCAGGTGTAGTAGAATGGATAAACAAAATCATAGAAGTATGTAAACCTGTTTGTATGGTACTGTATGCAGGAGAAGAAAAGCAAAAGTACATGCTAGGCGACTTGAAGAAAGGTAAGACACAGCTTATATTTCTTCCACAGATCGTAACTGCAAAACGTAAACGTAACAAATAGGAACTACTTAGATGGCAAACTCAAAACTAACTATAAAGTTAGAAACTTCTAAAGGCTACAATGCTAGAGGCCGTAAAGGTAAGACTGACAAGAAAGGTAAAGGTATAAAAGAAACTAATCGACAAGCAGCACAAGAACAAGAAACAAAGTCAGCTAGAGAACAACAAGCTGAGCAAGCAAAGAAACAAGGTGCTAGCCAAAAAGAGATACAACGTATCAAAGGGCGAAAACCAAAGAAACCGTCCAGTAGAACAAAGCCTGTAAAGATCAATCAAGGTCCTAAGATCATAAGCGTTAGCAAGTCTCGAACTGGACGGGCGGTAATGCAAGGTAAGTCCCGGAAAAAAACTTCCAAGAATTCTTCAACTGGAAGTAAAAAATCAGTTGCTAAATCAAAGCCGAGAGAGTATAGTCAAACACCATCAGCTATTCGTCAAAGAGAACGACGAGCGGCAAAGAAGAACGAGAAGAAATAACAACCTATTTACGGAGTAGTAAAGTGGCAAAAAAACCGTTACAAACCAAAGCTATGAACAAGTCTGCTGCGATCCTTGGATCGTTGGGTGGCAAAAAAGGCGGTCCTGCTAGAGCTAAGAGTCTTTCTTCACAGCGAAGATCAGAGATTGCTAGCAAGGGGGCTGTAGCACGAAACACCAAATACGCCAAGAAAGACGTAGCAGTAAACACAGGCCGAGGTAAAACAAACACCATGTTTCAAGCAAAGAAGAGGACACCATAGTACTATGGCAATCATCACCAAACCATTCGGACACCCAAAAGCTCGAAAGTTTCTCAAAGGAACGCACATCCCTATCCAAGCAGTAAAGCTTCAAGGAGATACGTTGCTCGAATCAGCAATGGTTGTCTTGATTGCACAAGCTTGGGAAGGTAAAGGGCCACTTGCCAAAACTTTGAAAACTGAAGCATCAGACCTTGTTGACAAGTTCAACAAGTCGAACCCTGACTACAAGTTCAGCAAGTTTGGTCGAGATCGTACAAAAGGTGCTGAAGTAGAAGCTAAGTCTTCGAAACAACCTAAGTCCGACAAAGAAAACAAGCCTTCAAAGAAGTCAGAAAAGACCACGAAGAAAGCCGACAAACCTGCAAAGAAGAAGTCTCAGAAATCAGTCCAAGACGCTGAACCAGCTTTGGCCTAATAAATTCTGCTTTGCAGTACACAGTACCCGTTAAGCATTGATCCTGAGCGTACTCCTTGTACAGTTAGCTACTTCTAGGTGAACGGCAATTAATGCTTAACGGGTTTTCAATTCAATCACACTCTCTATTACAGGTACAGCTACGATGTCCAATTTTGAAAATAAAGACTTGACTTCTTTGGAAGAATTCATAGATAAACACTTGAAGGTATCTCAAACCGGCATCAACCCAACAATGGGCCGTATTCTTGACTGGTTTATGAATGTCGTTCAAGAAGCTATCAAGAACAGCGACTTAAAGAACATCAAGAAAGAAGACTTACTAAAGTTGGTAGGCGATATGTATGACAAGTACATTCTGCCAATCGACCTTCCAGGTCCAGACGTTGTACTCGATCCATTGTTGAGACAACTTACTCTCAATCAAACAGCAAGATTGTACGACAAGTTTTTCAAACAACAAACAGCACCGAGTTTTAAAAGGTCAGAGACTTTGTAAAACATTCGATCACAGTAGTATGTTTCTTTTCATCCTCCAGAAAAATAACAGGGAGAGTTTAGTATGAAGTTTCCATCAATCATTACAGCAGTACTTATCACAGTATTGCTAAGCATTACCAGTTTCGCACAACAATGCACAACAGGACAATGTTACAAATCAGCACCTATGCTGCTTGAGTCAGCACCAAGTTTTACTGTTGCAGTACCAAGCTTCACACCAGTACGAACAACTGTACGTGAAGTAGTTGTACAACCTACACAGAACGTAGTTGAATACTTCCAAGAAGTACAACCAGTTCGAAGTGTAAGTGTTGCAGCGTTCAAGACTTCACAACAAGTATCCCAAGGCGTTATGCGTCATGTAGGCGGTACTCTAGGCGGTGCTCGATATGAAGGGGTAGGGTTCTCTACTTCTTCTCCAGAAGACGCATTGCGTAAATGCTGTTACTCAAATCGACCTAGACGTGAACAGTCTGTACAGTACGGTTACAATCGTAGTCTACGCACCTACGGATGGTTTGCAACCATCTTATGTGACTAATCCTTGCTAAGTGGCAACTACTTTAGTTGCGAGAGTAGACAGGCCGATGATTTAGTTCATGGTGGGTTCGAATCCCACACTACTCTTTATTGCGGGTGGGCGTGGATGCCTCTAATGCTAGGTTCGATTCCTGGACCCGCTCTGGATCGGTTTGATGCGATTTACCGCAATACGTTACAGGGTCCAACAGGACTACAAACGTATGAACGTAGACAAATCAGTAGTACGTAACAAGTGTAATCACCGGCAATAAATACGCCAAAATAAAGTAGGTGACTTAGAACGTATTAAAACAGTTGACGAACTATCCGATCCTTTTTCCAACTCAATATCGATCAGCTTGATTTGCCCGTGACGTTTGCAGGCAAGGAATCTGAGATAACGAAAATCAATCGAGAAATAGCGGGAGCGTGGTAACATGGGGCCTATCGGACCAACAGAATCTGAGTCAATTGTTTTCATGGTAGCTGTCGCTGTCGTCTTTATGATTTGCGGGGCGGTTGCTTGGAGTTGCCTTGAGTTTATTTCTAGTCACTTATCGATAAGGTGGGCTTGGTAAATGGACGAAATCGCAACGAACTTATATCGCGAAGACTTCAATTTTCTTTTCGTGTTTTTATGCTTCTTAGCGATCGCGGTTTTAACTCTAAGGGAAACAAAATGGCATCAATCAAAGACGTAATAGAAGGCTTGCAGATACTTGCAAAAACGGCAGCGGTTCCAATTTTTCTAGCTGAGCATGGATCGACCGATAGGCGACAGGCGCACTTAGGCGGTGCGAGTCACGACGTTATTTGGGGTCCAGAAGCGAACCCTAGCGAAGAGGACAAAACCAGGCTGGACGAACTAGGATGGCATTTCGACAACGAGTCAGGTTGCTGGTCGCGGTTTGTTTAGCGTGGTCTTAAGTTGATTATTAGTTGGTGATTAGAAAGGAAACAAAATGGCAAAATCGAAATTTACTCCGGGGCCTTTTGGCGTCGCAGCATTCTTGGCAGCAATTGCAGGATCGTCTTTTGCGGCGGGTTACTTTGTGGGGTATCGAGAAGGTTAGTTGGTAAAGTGTTGTCAGATTTATACCTAGACCAGTATGACGTAATCTAAGCGGGAACAGGCGAACCCATACTGGTCTAGGTTTTTTCTTCTTCTCTCTTTCCAGAGACACGTTGAACGGTCAAGCGGTTTAATATATTCCGCATTGCATAGATAGATACTCCCCGCTTGAGCGGTCAAGCGTAGGTTCTCTTCTTCATATACTATCTACGCATACACGTATATGTACATAACACGTAACACGTGTGTACGCATACTCGCTCGCTCGCGTTTCCTTTCTTGCTGGAATCGCTCGAAAAAAAATTCCAAAATTATTGAATAGCTATAGCGTAGTTGGTCGAATTATGGTATACTTGAATTGACGATCGGAAAACGTCTCAAATTGAGACAACGCCGATTATCATTTTGCGAATCGATACAATTTTAATCGTTTCAAAATTGTATCGATTATCATCGTTGAAACGAATCATTAAAGGATTTTAGTTATGTTTGTGTTATGGCGTTTTGTAGGGCTTAAACCAGCAAAGTCTGGTAAGGTAGGAGTGCAGCGACTTAGGTGCTACTGGAAAGTACACGGTACATTCGAATCAATGGACGCTGCAATAGCTGAGATAGACAATACTCATGAGCGTTGTAAGCGTTACTTAAAAGACGCTTCGTGGTTAATAATACACAATACAAAAGTTGTATTCGATCATATATCTGATGACGGATACATAGCGAACATCTACACTGAAGTCGGACCCAGTTATATACAGAACGGAGTTAAATCATGAATTCGTCGTACTATATGGTTCAAGTCTACTTCCAAGATAAATGGGTAGACTTAGTTGGTGGTAAGTTTTCATACGACAAAGATGAAATGCAAGACGAAGCACTACAACTAGCTAATGCTGTAGAAGCGTACAACTTAGCTATAAAACGTGCTCCAAATTACCATCACCGGATCATCCAAGTCAATGTAGTTCAATTCAATAACATAAAGTATTAATTATCATGGCATTACTTATGCAAGTGTACATTGCTTGTCGAATTGAAGGTCAAGAAGACAATCAAAGACGCATCAACCAGCACAAGTGTTTGACTGAGAACGTCTCAGCAAAGACAATGGTAGTTAGACTCAACTACGATGAATGGAATCATAACGCCCCACCATCAACGTCAATTGACGGAGTTCTAGTACGCTGTTACTTCAACAGAGTTGACAGAGACAGTAACTACATCATTGCATACGGTACTAAAAAGTGTCTTTCCAAACGTGCAATCATGCAGTTCTTGGAACGATACCCACTTGTCGAACCAGATCAAGTACAGAAAAAAGTACCTTTTTACAATCCACCCTCACTTCAATACGCTTAGTCAAAGGTTTTACTAGATAATGTCTTCAATCAAAATTCAAACGCTACTCAGTCCAACTGAATTTTTCGAAGCAATGAAACTACGTGAAACTCGTAATTTACTTCTTGAAAAACTATGTCGCCCTCAAGGAGTATCTCTACATTGTGGTAGGACCGACTTAGAAAACGTGCTAGTAATCGATGTCATTATATCTGAGTACTACAAAGATAACACTTGCATCGAATACGCTCCAAGAGCTGAAGAAAGCGATCATTGGATAAAACTCGAAAATTGCCCAACTGACTTCGCATCAACCAAATACAGAAAGATAGCAAAATGAAAATCCGACAAGCACTAAAAATTCGAAAACGCTGTTTTCTGAATGTTCAATACTACGATAATTACACGCCAAAGGACTTAAACTACAAACAATCAACAAAAGATAAGTCATGGGACTTATTTTGGAGTCTTCCTTATAGAAATAACTTAACTCGTACCTGGGTCAAAAAATTTTTAACAAAATAAATCAAATCATGCAAACACAAAAACCCGTCATCGTACTAGACCGTTCACTAGCTCTTGTCAATGCTATATCGGAAGCATTGCAATTCTACAAACAGAAAGGTAACTCGTACAGCATTGATAGAGTAGACCAAAGAGCTAGAGCTGCTTTACTTGAAACATTCTTACCACGTGGTTCAGGAATCGACTCAGGAACAAAGATCGATTTAGATAAATCAGAACCAAACAAGATCGTACTAACCTTTGATTATCATCATATGGATGAACACGGTTACTATGATGGTTGGTCTTGTGGTTGGAAAGCGATCATTACCCCAACTTTTCAATGTTTTAGTGGTATTGATATCCAGATTAAGTCTGGCAAGTTTAATAGTAGGTCACACAGTAGACGTTACAACGACGACAATTTCAAAGACTACTTGTACGAAACCTATTACTACGTGCTTGGACTACCAATAGTTCACGCATACGATCAAACCAACTGTGAAGTAGTGTACTTCTCATTGGACGAAGCTAAACGTAAATTCCCTGACTCTAACATTTGGAAACCCTAACCGTGTACATAACCACCAAGTATCTAGGACCAACTACTAACAAAGGATCACGTATCCAGTTCTCTTTGGTTGACAACTGCAAACGAGAATACTACAAAGAATTCTCATATCATGATGACGCCCCAGCAAACTTCACAATACCATTCAAAAGAACCAAGTATGTTACAACTCTTTTCAGAAACGAGCAAACAATGATTTACAGACTTGAACAGTACATCGCGTACTTAAACAAAGAACGCGGACTTGACTGGAAACCAACTGACTTTGTTATGACTCGGCTTGAGTCATGTCAATACATCTTCACTTTAAAAATGCACACAATCGAACTAGGAGAGTAGTAATACTATGACAGATGAACTTATCATTAACATGCTTGTTTCTGCATCAAAAAAAGCTAGAAATGCTATAATTGAAGAAGCTAAAGAGATTGAACTAGATGTACCTGATGCACTAAAAATAGTATTACTAGCTAATGTAGTGCATGGTGGATTTATTCTAAATCTATCAAAAGAGCCATCAACGGCAATATACGGAGTGATATTTAAGAATTTACTAGAACAATTACTACTTGAAAAAGAAGTACTGCTAGAAGCAGCTAAAAACATCCAACAAAAAAATAGAAGTTAAAACTGTTAAACGATTCAATTATCTATCTACTTCAGGAGAAGTCACAATGCCAGTTCGTAAAACATCAAAGACCAAGAAGATCGAAACAAAGACACCGAAAGTCAAGAAGACCGGACACACTTTAACAGCAGAACAATCTGCGATCAAAGACGCTCTCAGTACTGACAACAACATCATCGTCGTAGCACGTGCCGGTACTGGTAAGTCCAGCACCATTGAAGCCATTGCTCCACGTGGCAGCGTTATTCTATGCTTCAACAAAGCACCAGCAGATGAAATGGCAGAACGTCTAGGCTCAGGCCGCGAAGCTAGCACGTTTCATAAGTTCGGTATGGCACTTATGCCTAAAGGATCATGGATGGACAAAGGCGGTTTCGGTATGCGTGAACGTATCCAAACTGTTGCGTTTCGCGGCAACAAACCAACCCATGCAAACGAGTACAAACTTCAATCCAGTATCGACAAGTCTGTATCATGGCTCATGACTATGGCAGCCAAACCTGATGTTAGTCTCGAAGACGCAATGAAGATTCTACGTGATGAAGGATATGGCAGACTTCAAATCGAAAACCCAGTTGAAGAAGTAGTTGAACATGCAGTTCGAGTACTACAACTCTGTACTGAACGTACCAACGGGAAATACGGTACTGGTTTTAACTACAACTTTGATATGATGCTCTGGCTACCCTACATCAATGGTTGGGGTGCTGGGTCAGTTGACAACCTATTCGTTGACGAGGCCCAGGACACCAATCCACTACGTATGGCCCTTGCCCTTCAATGGGGTAATCGAATCGTAGCAGTAGGTGATGACCGCCAAGCTATCTACGCATTCAACGGATCAATGTCTGATTCTCTTTCTCTTCTCCAGGAAAAGACTCAGGCGGTACAGCTTCCACTTACTTGCTGTTGGCGATGCCCAAGTACACACTTGGATATGGCTAGAGCAATTGTCCCTGATATCAAAGACCGTCCAGATTGTCCACCAGGAGAAATCATCAACGGTGATGGTATCGAGTACGATCAACTACCCGAAGACGGTGTACTGATTATGTCCCGTACCAATGCTCCATTGATTCGACACTTCTTACGAATGCGTAAAGAGATCAGCAATCAAAAAGTTGTATTCTTCGCATCAGAAGGAATTGCCAATTCAATGAAGTCTCTTATTGGATGGAACTTGAAAGGTAGTTTCGACGCTTCATGGAGACAACAGTTCGATATGAAGCTAGACAAATCAATTGTACGTTGTCCAAGTGCAATGGCTAAAGCAGTCTTACTTGACTACAAAGAGTGTATCGTAGAACTGTACGACGCTAACAAGTTCAATACAGTCAAAGAAGTGCATGACTTCCTAGACGAAGAATTCAAGAAACCAGACGAGTCTGCCAAAGACCCTGCATACAAGACAGCAATCAAGTTATCCTCTATCCACTCCAGCAAAGGTTTAGAGCACAACAAGACAATCATTTACGGTACATCGAGTCTCCCTCACCCACTAGCTAAGAAGCCTTGGGAGAAGATGCAAGAATCAAACCTAGAGTACGTAGCTCTAACCCGTAGCAAACAATCAATGACCTTGATTCCATGCAACGGAAGTAGTGTCGAATCCGAAGAAGTAGGAGAAGAGTAACATGATCAAAGAGAAACTTTATCGTTGTGAGTTTGTGGGTAAACTAACCAATGCTTCGGGTATCATGTACCCATTCACTGTAGAAATACGATGTACACCAGATCGTATTCTAAACACACTGTACAAACAGTATGATCATATCAGAGGTCTTACAGTCTCTTCAGAAAACGTTGTACTTCAAGTATTATACACGTCATCTACAGACAAAATTGGTGGTGTAGTTCAAACTTGGGAGCACTCATAATGCAGTTAAATGATGATGATGGTGAATGGGTAGAATCGCCCTATGTTGAAAAACTAATCTGTATCGGAGCTTTAGTTCTGATACTATCAATCACAGCAGTCTCTTATTTCCTTTGGTAGTCTATTAAATTCCACATTGCATAAAGGTACATACTCATGGCAGTTTCAAACATTCAAGTCCCAGTTCCAGCCTTAATTAAAGACCATCCAATCCGTATGATGGTACTATATCCATCAGGACAAGACCCACGTAATAAAAATACTGAGCTATACTTAGCTTCGTTGTTCAAACATGAAGTAGACGCTGTTACCGATCCAATGGTATACGATATTATTAAAGATCGTAGGTTTCAACATATCGATATGGGAAAGTATTTCGTCAACTACAGGTACTCTGATTCAAAGTATCATCTTTACCTTTGCGTCAATGCTGACTGTGCGTTCCCACCACACTATTTAGTCGCAGCAGACTCAATAGAAGAAGCACACGACGAATTTTTGACTGAGACAGATTCGTGTCTCATCGAAGAATCAGACCTAAAAGACTACGATCAAGATTCGTTACGATACGACGACAATGGTAGACCAATGGATACTGATTCGCTACAGATTCGACAACTCAGTATCATTCTAATCTCATTCGTTGATTACGCTGATATGAAAGTGCAAGATTAATCATGGCTAAGAAAAAAGCTAAAGTGAAAGAAGCATCTGTACCAGTTGAACCTAAACCATTCAAAGAACTGCACCCATTCTACATAGAAGATCACTTACCTAAATTGGGTAGTCATGTTGGGGAATGTAAGTGCTGGTATTGTGATAAAGTACTTATCAAAAATGGCCTACGAATGGTGAATGCTGATTCAATTCAACTGTTACTATCTGGTGACTTTGCTCACAAAAATTGTCAAGCTCAAGTCAAACCAGGTCCAGCATACGCTAAAGCTAGAGCTAGTTACAATTCTGAATGTAAGCGTAACTTAGAACGACACATGAAATTTGCAAAGACACACCCAGTTAAACTCACAGTAACCAAAACATAAGAAAACAAAAATGCCAAGTAGCAAATTAGTAACAATTCCAACAATGAATACCAAGACTGGTAAGATGGACAAATATCAAGCAACAACTTGGTCAGTACCAGAAACACCATTCATCGTAAACATCACCCCAGGATACGAAAACGAAGAAAAGCGTAGATACACCATCACACACAAACACACTGGATGGGCTGTACTGTTGTGCGGTGCAGTAACACGTAAGTCTGCGATTGAAGCAGCAAGATTACTCTTCGACAATTACCCATCACCATTGAAGGTTGCAATGAAGAACACCGTCTTCACACCGCATGAACTCCAAAATCAAATCAGAACAATACTAGACAAAAGAACAAACATGACAACTTGGAACCAAGCCAAGATCGTAGCTCTAGCATGTCTCAAACAGTCATAGGATACATGTTATGGATGATATAGAAGTCTTACAAAAATTACTCAAAATAGTTAGTGAATATTGTGATACGTTTCAAGGAACTAAAGTAGTTACACTTTCAATGCTTATGAGAATGATTGAAAGAGCTATTGAAGAACTCGAAGATGAAGCAGAACAACCAGAACACCCAGGGGACCCATTCTAATCATGGTAAGGACGCTACTACTACTACTCACACTGGCAACTCTCATGGGTTGTCAGTCAGTTGGTGTAACACTCAAAGCTACGCCTTCATTACGTGACCCATCCCGTTTCGAATACTCAGTGGAGTTTACAGATCGTGTGGCAAACAAAAACATTCAAAACAAAAGAAGCTATGAATAAATGGTTAGTCAAACGACTCACAAAAATCGAATACCAAGAAATCTTTATCAACAACGGTTACGGCATACAGTATAGATGGCTTGGTAACTGGAAACTTTAACTATGACGTTTTACATAATGTCAAGAGAACGAACAGAATTAATAGTCAGTCCACATATTCAATTGTATCTTTGTAAACCTAACAGACCTGCATTGAAAGGTATTCCAATTTATGCAGTTAGAGTTTTGTTATCATTAGAACAATTCGAAAAACTGATGAATGATCCTATTCGTAATAAAGGCCCAAGTACAAATGCAATTTATCCTTGGAATGTAATTGACTACCTTTCAAACATCGACCCAAGAAAGCAACAACGAAAGTCATGACAACAAGACACGGCACTAATCACTTTGATACTTGGGCGTCTGCTTTCAAGTATTACGTAAACTTAAACTATGCAAGAAAAGATGTTGTTAAAATGGTATCTGAAGGTATCATTAACATTGGTGAACCAACTATCTCCACTGAACAACGTCTATACTTAGACCGTGATGGACGTTACTACACTGAGTTTGTAGATGGTAGCATTCTCTCACCGTCTTTACTCTTAGATGATACTGCAAGAGCATACGGAAAATCCTCAAAGACGATCATCGATAACAATGAACAACCACAATGGCTCAAAGACTACATGAAAGAACATAGACACGAATTCACACAAGGATGGAAGGAGCAAACTGATGTTACCAATGACAGTTAAAGTAGCAACGTGTACTCGATGCAATAAGGATATTTTCTCTTCTCCAGAAAGTATCAGCACAGGGTACGGACTCGATAAAGACAACAATCGAATCTGTTATGATTGCTGTGCAGTTCTCGACAAAGAACGTATGCGACAAGACGGTAAGATCACACTATACCTGACTTGCGAACCAGCAAGTAAGATCAAGTCTAAAGATGGTAGAATTTGCCGTAGTAAAGTATCCAACTGGCCTGGAACACTTGAGTTCATTTGTCACACAACAGTTGGCAAACATAACATAGCAAAAGTTAGGTACGATTGTTGGTTCATATTTGAAGGTTACTACTGGCATGGTGTTAGGTACGGTGACAACACTCAGGTATGTCATTGCAAACGTACTAAAGACGTAGCTCCACCTATCACAACCTCATAAGTACTCTATCAATGAAATAATAGTGGAGAAAACCAAATCATGAACATCGAAGACCTACCAGAAGAAGACCCAAACGGTGCATTCAAAAAACCAAGGCTACTACCAAGTAATGTTGTAGTACCAGTGAAGAAAACTGTTATGTACGAAGTGCCAAATGGTGAACTACATATTACGCTTAAAAACAACTCTTACTATGTTGAGTACCACAATCCATTGTTCGTAGGCAATCCATTCAAACTTAACTCGTGCTTTAGTACAACATTTACAATCGAACAAATCGTTAATAGTTCTGAAGTAATAGGTTTCCTATCTCGTTTCAAATAAGGCATCCAATCATGGCTAATGTAGATCGACTCAAACAAGTACGTATGGCAATTGTAAACTTCGAAGAGAATTTTCATTACAAGTACATATTTTCAATTACAAAAAAATACAACGATAATAGTATTGAAACGTACCCTACTGAAAACATAGATGTAAATGCCGTTCTCAAACATCATCGAAATACAAATACGGAATGCGGCACTAATGCTTGTATCGTAGGTTTCACTCTTGCTATTCAAACCTCAGAAGTTGTACAATCAATTTCTAATAACTTACATGAATTTCAATTTGCTACTCAATGGCTCGATCTTACTAAAGATGAGTCACATTGGTTATTCCAGCCAGAAGGTGACGAATACTCCAATTCCATTCAAAAATGGAACAACAGAACTTCAACTAAGTATAAAGGGCATCTAGCTCTATACCCATACGACAATTCATTTACTTCTTACTTGAGTTGTACTAGAGAACAAGGTTACTTCGAAGCACTTCGACGCATTGACTACTTGATCGAACATTATAGCAATGCCAACAGTAACTAACAAAGACTGGCCGTTCAAGGTAATGATTACCGAAGACAGTACACTTTCTCTTCTTCCTCTCCAGGAAGAGGCAAGCGTAGCGTTGCTGTTGGATATAGGTAATTACTACTTAGTACTTGATCGCACAGTAGAAATGTTAGGTATTGATTACAACGTATCAAAATTAGGACAACGAACCATCAAATGGAATCTACTAAACAAAAACAATTGGAGATCAATTGATAAGTTGTTAAACGATATCCAAGAAGTTACTGGTACAATGGTAATTCGATCATCCATCTAATAAATTCATCATTGCATAGGTGTGTATGCTTGAGCATTCAAGTGCGTGCTCGGCTTAGAAACCTATATCTAATACGATGACAGTAAAGCACCATCTATACTCTCAGTAGATGGTGCTTGAGGACTCAAGTGCGTGTGCCGGTCTTCAACGACTATCCGTACAATGTCCCGCTTATACCCTCAAGTGCGTGCAGGTTGAATGCTAGCCAACCCCTACTAAGGGTTCTCTTCTCATGATACGTACTAGGCCGCATACTAGGCCGGACCGGACCCCCCAAAAGGGGGGTATTTAACCCTTCGGAGTGTTGGGGGTGTTGGGGGGTGTCTGTATCTTCGTGGATGCCTCTAGCTTGACCTGAGAACGTTTCGGACCCCTTACCCTACCTAGAGGACCCTAGCCATCAGACCCCCCTTAGAATCGATTCTAGGGGCCTTCCCATACCCATTAGAAAAACTAATCCTACGCCGGTTCTGACCCCATAGGGGAGATCGGACCCAACCAGCCGAAAAAAACTTTTGAAAATCTTTTCAGAATAGCTATTCTCTAGTTGACTAACTAACCGACTTATGGGATACTAGTTAATAGTTGGAACTATTCCAACTTGGGAAAGCATCCCCCCTACTTTTTAACGGATGCAAAGCAGATCGGCAGAGATGCCAAAGGATTACGACCATGACCAAAACGATCACCGCAGCCGCTAAGACTGTTGGAACCTTTCGGGCAGTATGGGCCCTGGTTAAGAACCAAACCCAAGTTTACATAGGGCAAACGGTCCGAGTAACACTCGGACCCGACGACCTAGCCGCTTGGGTTGACGCAACTGGGATCGACCCCGTAACCATGACCATTGACGGCAACCGACCCGAGAACCGCACCAACGCGAGAGACTTGGAACGCAATTGCCCGACCTTCAAGCACTACGACCCCGACCTAGGCAGGGTTGTAATATGCGGAGTAGGCAAAGGAAAAACTTGTGCCGGAGATGGCGGCCACAGATCGAGGCATATCGTTCGACTAATCCAGAAAGGAGAATCGGGAATCGTTGACGTTCTGTTTAGCGATCGATCGGCCAGTATGGGCGGTTTCGACCAAACCGGAAAACGTCGAGACTCTACAGACGAACTGAGGGTGATGCAGTCTGAAGGCTGGGAGGACTGGGGGCAATGGCAATCCACCACGGCACAATTGGTTCGACTTCGATCTAAAAACAAATCCGTTAAGGGTGGCGGTAAGGCTGGTGAGACGTGGAACGGAGTTATCTTGACTCCGCACCAATCCGCGACCCAATGGCAAGATGGAACTTTTGACCCATTGACAGAGATCGGCATGACCCAACACGGAAAGACGATGAAGAGTCTATTGCAAATTTTCGAAGCTTGGAAGATTGCCAGCCCAACTTCCAAGGCTTGGGGAAACGATCAATATCGTATTTTCGGAATCATCGTTACCGCAGTGTTTGACGTACTCGGAACCAGGGTCGACGACCCCGTAAACCTGGATTCCCTAATCGATGCCCTTGATGAAAACGCCCTGAGCATCGGGAAAACCTGGGAAGCTTGGCGGAGCATCGTCCAGCCTAAGGCGGATATCGAACAGGACTACCCAGCATGGTTGGCAATCATTCAAGCAGTTGTTGACGGAAAGAGGATGCCGACCTTGGAAAAGGATGCACCGATCAAGGTCTCTGGGATCAGTGACTACTACAAATCCAAAGAGAAATCTAACAAAGTAGATAAGTAGTAACCTATTACTACGTTACTCTATATATCTAACATATGATAGGTAAATCATAATAGGCAATTTACCTATCAAATTGTAATGATATCCCAGTCTCTTGATCGTACAAGCAGAGAGATTCTAATCTAACTATTAAATAAGTTAGACGCCGATATTATTATTATATTGTGCAAATAAATTTTTCTAAATCTTACTCGCTTCGCTCATAAGATTTAGAATCAATGCAATTTTTTTATCATGCAATTCCCAATGCTATACCAACCCCCGGCTCCCTATGGGACCCGCTACATCTTTTTCTATATATTACGTAACAACTAGCTACACTGTTACTACGTATATAAGCTGTACAATAAGCACCCCTTAGTAAGCACCCCTTGATTGTAGCTAGACACTATTAGCTATATCATATATGTATAACGTAGCTATGTACTACTTAGTAGTACAGTGTAACTCAATGCTCTGAAGTGTACTGGTATCCTTTGAGTATCTACTAGGTACTTGAGATATAGATACGAAAAAAGCCCAGTATTGCTACTGAGCTATCTTCGATGTTTCTGGAGTAAGAAGAAAGAACTAGATACTAGGTGGTTTTAGAGTTACTGGATAAGGCATTGTACAGTTCAGATAACCAGTACCGTAGTACACTAGGCTGGATCGTTCTTCTTCTTCATTGTACTGTTCAGCATTGTCTTTGTATCCAAACACTACTTCTTCAGCACGATACTCAGGTAGTAGTAGACTGCATTTTCTTTCTACTTCCATTAGTTCTTTATCAGTCCAAAGACTCTTCTTACCACCATTGTAAGGTCTTGCTAAACCATAAGCTAGTAAAGATTTACTTAATGAAACTTGAAGTTTTTCTTTGTAAGCGTTTGTAGCATCATCATCTACTATATCCCCGACACCACGACCAGAGAATTTGTCTTCAGCATAGTACATAACAACTGGTTGCTTGTAGCTACCTAGCTTTTGTATTACAAATTGTTTGACTAGCTTACCAGCTACAGTATTCTTCTCTGGTGTATCGATACCGTAGATACGGATACTCAGTAGTTTGAAATCGTTCTTGAAGAAGTCAGTACCAGCTACCATAGCTTCTACTGTATCTCCATCTATAACTCTGATTGAATGTATTGAATTAGTCATGGTTTATAGTTTTCCCTTTTCCAGGAAACTCAGTGCAGTCTTTACAAAATAAAACTCCATCAACAATCAAACTTTCACACTTTTTGCATCGACTAAGGTTATCAAAATCAAACTCAAGTTTGTTCAATACATCCAGTAGAATTTGTGCAACATCTTCTAGGCTGTCCCACCCTGCAAACACATCTTGCTTACTAGCATATAACTGTTGTAATGTCTGTGGTCTAGCCATTGTTTGATCCTTTCATTGAAGTAAGTCTAAACTCTTCAAACTCTTTGTTCAACAAAGCAATTTGTTCTGGTTGATGATCCATTCTTATGAATGTTATGTCTCGTGTAATAGGCATCACAGTCAATTCTGCTGACGCTCTATTATTCCAAGTGTCATCTACATCTAGTACTTTAGTACCTGTTTCTGTAACTTCTCTTAGAAGTATTCTACATACATCGTCGTGTAACCATAGCGTTGCTGCTAATCTACTCATAAGATACTCTTTTCATCATTTTAGTATTTGCAAGTAACAAGTTGCCTGTAGCTTTAACTAACTCGTATGTAACAGTTGATAGATATACGTCTCTACCTACTACAAATGCTTTGTGTACTTGTCTTTGTGACCAGTTTTTTTGGTTCTTAGCCCACTTCTTACGTATCCTAGACTTCTTCGATCTAGGAAACCGTATTTGACTACGCTCTGTTTCGATACACAGAGTATCGTTTACATATACTCTGTATCCGTAGATTGACTCGATCATGTTAGCTGCCTTGTATTGTGAGTAAATCAACTATCACCAAGAAGGAATGAAGTCGTCTGTATCATCGGGACCTCTAGGCTTTGGTTTTTTTGACTCTCTGTACTTAACAGCACACTGTCTAAGTTCATTCAGGTAAAGTTGATCTATATTGCTAAGATCATAACCTTCAACTGTATTGAACTTATCTACAAAGTCTAATGCTGCATTGATTAAATTGATTGTTCTTTGTGCATGGTCAGGCATTATCTTTAATTCCTTTTCTTTTGTTACGTTGTTTGTGCATTTCTAGTGCAATTGACTCAGAGTGCGTAACTAAGTCAGTCCATGTAATTCCAGGACTATGCTTAGCTAATCCTATCATAGCTGCTACTACAGCCCTAACATCACGATCATAAGTATTTTCTTCTTCGGGTTCATCAGAAGTTTTTAGTTTACATCTCCAGCATACTGAATCTTTACTAATCACTACTGATGACTGCGGGATAGGTCTACCACACTTATCGCATGGGTATGTTTGCATTTTACCTACCCTTTCTGAATTTTTGAATGAGTACCCTGATAAGCAACATTAGCTAATCCTTCTTTCATGTTCATTACGTCACCACTTAGGTTAGAAACGATTATATTTCCAACTTTAGTACTATTGGTTAGTACGTAATAGACTTCAAACAGTGTGTGTACATCTGGAACAAGTATGAGGACTATCTGGAAAGGGTCGTGTGGTAAGCTCCATGTAATCTTATACATCTTCTAGTCTCTTTTCTTCTTTCTCCAGGAACTCTAGGACCAGCTTCAATTGAGTTTGTGCATACATATGGATTTGTTCTTTGAGTACATGCTCTTGGTTACTCATAGTAGCTATATGTCGTAGTGTGTCTCCTAGCATTGTATAGCCTACCAACAGTACTTCTAATTGTTTCTTGAGATTGTTCTTGAGATTGTTGTTGTTTTTCAAAGTGCCGGTTACTAATAAACTCATGCTTTTAATACGTCTATCATACGACCTAAGTGCAGCAGCAATTAGAATCATACACACAGCCGAACAAATCATTGCTGCAACTACACAAATTACTAAAACATCAGTTAAACTCATTTTATTTTTTGCACCTAGAAAAGAATGGATGGTTCGTACCAACTAAAGTTAATAACTTACTACGTAGATTGTAAATTCTTACATAGTAATCTGACTTCTGAGAGTCATTCAGTAGTCTGTACTGACTCTCATATTGAGTAATAGCTTCGATCAAACGATGTACTAATTTACGTTTGTTCATTTTTCTTTTCTCCAGGAACATGGTTAAGTAGTTTGTCTGGATGCTTTGGTCCCATATCTGGATGCCAGTACGTATCTTCGTAGTACCCAGTCTTGAGTACCCCAGATATAGCAAAGAGTAACCTGCACATTGCATTTACTAAGTGCATTTCAGAGTCATCACCTCTACGATGTTCATTGATATGATTGATCGCATGGTTCAAATTATCTCCTACTGATATTTTCTTATGACTGTCTGCCCCATACTTACTTACACCAAAGCCACGACATTCAGCTAGGAGCTTCATTACACTTGGGTCAAGACAATCGAACCTAGCTTCGATATGTGTTTGTAGTCCTGCATCTTTGATTGGTACGTTGTGCGTTCCACAAGATTTTACTGCATCAGTCTTAAAGCACCATGGTGACTTTGGTGGCATTTCATTCCATGCTTCTTTATCAAAGTCTAACATATTAGAATCTACAATACGAATTGCATCAGGTTTTGTACAAGTATCTGACTTTATTTGTACATGATACTTTGTTAAATTTGCGTCATACGAGCCTGCCAACAGACCTAGTACAACACCTTTTTTACCACACAATGGTGTACCTTGTTTTATTATAACTGGGTCGCCTTTTACAAAAGTCTGTATTCTTTCAAGTGAAGTTGATGAGCACCAATACTTAGTCTTCCCATCATTCGAATGAAAGTAGCAAAGTTCACCATTATACGTTTTTACGTGACCTTCAATTCCAAAGTACCTATGGTTAGGTGCGATGAATCGTACTGCATCACCAACTTCGTACTGTGTACTATTTGATGACTGCTTTACACCCTTACAAGGTAAAGGTCTATGCTCTAAGTTTGCTGCATCGAATGTACCTAAGAACTTCATTTTAGTAAGATCATTTTCTGTAGCTTCTACAACGTATCTTTTTATAGTACTTCCTTGTACTTTAACAATTTTACCTTGTACACCGTTATGTATTGTACCTACTATCTTAACTGGAGAACCTACTTTGAACTTCTTTGAGCTATTCATTTCTTCTTTCCTTTTCCAGAACAAGGATAACAGCGTGAACCTGATGATGATTTACCTGTACCACTACAAGCTACACAGGTATCTGTCTTAACAATCTTCTTTTTGACTTTGATCTTCTTTGTCGTAACGATCTTTGTAATCTTCTTTGGCATTCCCCTGCACCCCTGTTTCTGGAGGTAAGTAAGAAGAAAATGATAATGCGAGTCTTCGTGTAACAGTTTGTTTACTGTTGACTAGGGTTACTAGCCCGTCTTTTGTTATTCTGATTTTTCTGAACTTGCATCCACGTTTGTATGGATGAACTCCAACTTTGTTGGTTGCATTAACCAGTATTATTTGATCGACACTATCTGATCCATCATAAAATACTTGGATTCTTTCGTAGTCAAAGGTAAAATTTAGTAACAAGTTTACAGTAGTAGACGCACCAACAAGAGAGGCGTTCCTAGACATTTTGAACTCCGTTCTTGTTTTTGTTTTTTGATATCCTAATCTCTTCTCTGTCAACTCTAACGTCACTTGGAGCTTCGATACCAACTTTGATTCTACCTGACTTACGATTTACATCTGTAATCGTAACAACGATGTCGTCCCCAATCATGATTCGGTCGTTGACATACCTAACAAGTACTAACATGCTGCAATCCTTAGCAAAAGTGTAGAAACTTTCCGTAATTATTTTGGAGTACTCGGTCGGAGTACGCTATAAATTCTGCATTGCATCCAGTATAGTAGATGCGGTAGGTAGCTGTCAAGTACTTTTTTAGTAAAAATTTACTAACTAAGTAGCTTACCACCACCCCACCCAACCGCCGCTATTATAGGTATATGATAAACGGTCGCAAGGGCAGTTCAAAAAATTTTTCACCACTCGTAAATCGCTATGCAATGCGGAATTTATTACTTTCAAATGACAAAAAAACGAACGAAAAAACCAGGTATTGAAATAGACGAAAATCTTCCAGCACCTACTAAAGATTTAACTGATGTAGAGCTATTTTTGGCTGACTTCATCGCTATGGAAAAGTCTGAAGAGATGGCTTCAGTAGGTTTCTCTATGTCGGCTATAGCAGCAGCACTAGGAATCCCTGCTCAGCGTTTCATAACCTGGGTAAAAAGAGGTAAAGAGCAAGAAGAAGACAGTCCTTATATGCCTGAAGTAATTTTATGGAAACACTTAGCTAAAGGTTGGGCAGTAGCTAAAGGACTAGCTGAGTCTAAGGTAGCTCAAGTAGATCCTAAGTTTTTTTTAACACGTGGTCCAGCTAGAATGCTAGGCGATGACTGGAGCGAAGAGTCTTCTGAAGGTAGCAGAACAACTAAAGAGACTCTTGACGTTACTACTGATTTTATAACTGCTATGCGTAGACTACGTGAACAAGGTTGCGATCTTAACGAAATATTCGATAAGGATTTATTGTCAATCAAGGTTGACAGGCAAGAAAAACCGATTGACATCTTAGAAAAGCATGGTATCAATCATACTGCACCAGCTTTACCCGGCCCATTAGCTCAAAAAGCTATGGAACTAGATCAAGCACTCCAATTACAAAGGAACTTTGATGAGCCAAAGAAATAAGAACACTCCTGAAGTCAAGTCAGTAGCTAAAATGCTCCAAGACTCGGACCTTGAATCCAAACCAGAGTTTGACTCAACAGCGTTTTCTTCTGAATCAACTACTATGCGACAAAAAATGCAACTACAAGCTTTCTCTGTCTTCATGACAAAGATACTTGATAATCATGGAAACGTATCGATCATGGCCCGTAAACTCCAACTAACTCAAAGTGAGATTGATAACGCTTTGATTTTGACCAAGCTAGTTGGAGATTGCTACGATGCTATGATCCACAAACCAGACTAACAAACCATGTCAAAGCCAGACGAAGTTCGAAAAGCTTTTGATGCCGGTAAAAGAGCCGAACAAAACGGTAAACCGTCAAACTGTCCAGATCGTTATGACAAAAGACCCGATGAACGCAAAGCATGGTTTGACGGGTACTATCAAAACTACTTAATACGTAGACACAAGGACACTTTCAGTAAATACGGAATTAAATTTCCATGATTCGTTACATAGGTATCGATTTAGGTCAAAAAGGTGCTATCACCGTACAATCAAAGTTACCTGGATCAAAGCCTTATTGGGCTATCTATCCTTTCTTGAAACGACATAACGACGAAACAAAACAACGTACTATTCTTGAAGACGAAATGCTCGATCTAATTTCCGATCTATGCAGTAAGTCTGAATGCTTTGTTACAATTGAAAGACCCATGCTATTTAGCAAAGGTACTAAAGCTATTGCTTCCTTACATGAGAACTTTGGACTGATAAAAGGTATGTTACATGCTAAAGGCGTAACTTCCTTCTGGTATCCAACCCCTGTTCAATGGAAGAAACTAGCTAATGCCCCTGGAAACGACAAAGACAAAATGCTTGTACTAGCTTCCAGAGTAACTAAAGCACCTAACCTAAGTCCAAATACAGCAGACTCGGTACTAATCTGTGAAGCATGCAGACTTCACTTCAAATAATAAATTTCACATTGCATAGAGGTACTAATGAGAATCCCCTGGTGCTCCCAGTACATTCCTCACAAGCCGTTTGCCACTCAACTACAATTCCTCCTGCTCCCTCACTTAGACGCAATGTTTGGTGGGGCAGCAGGGGGAGGCGTTTAGCCCCCTGTTTTTTCTCTTCTCTCCAGAAATAGGGAAGGGTCGGCAGGGGGCAACTGGTAAATCAGACGTTCTTTTGATGGGTGCTTTACAGTTCGCAGATACCCCTGGGTACTCTGCTTTGATTCTTCGTCGAACTCTAGTAGAGCTTAAACAAAATGAAGCACTACTAGATAGGGCTTCTCAATGGTTAAAAGGTGCTAAAGGTGCTCATTATTCTCCAGATGAGCATACGTATCAATTCGATACCACTTGGCCTGACGGTACACCAGGTCCTTATGCAAAACTTCAGTTCGGATATCTAGGCGATTACCGAGTAGAAGAACGCTACCAAGGGGCAGAGTTTCAATTTGTAGCTATTGATGAAGCTGGTCACTTTGAAAACGATCAAGCTCCTAGATACCTATTTTCACGTTTACGTAAAAAAGTATGTCCTAAGCACAAATTGAAAAAAGACCCTAAAAGCGAGGATATGATTCCTAATTACGTAGATAGCTGTAGTGTCTGTCAAATGTACAAATCCATACCTATTAGGTTTAGAATGTCTTGTAACCCAGGTGGTCCAGGGCATCTTTGGATAAAAAATAGGTATCAAATTGAAAAAGAACTTTATGATTCAGTTGACCATGAAACTAAAGCAATATCTAAACGAGTTCGTTGGGTTGGTCGTAACCCAAACAAACCATTCGTTCCTTCATCATTACGAGATAATGAGTACATAGATCAAAGATCGTACCGTCAGTCTCTACAAGAACTAGATGAAGTACGTAGACTACAACTAGAGCATGGAGATTGGGATGCTTCTCCAGATTCTCGTTTTAGAATACGTGATATTAGGTTTTACAAGTCTAAAGGTGACTACTTCGTTATTAATGCTATAGGTCTTCATTACAAAGACTTGAAAAAAGTGTTCATGACTGCTGACTCTGCTGCAACTGTAAAAGAGGGGGTCATAGACCAAACAACAACCAAGAAAGGTATGTCTTATACGGTTTACTCTGTATGGGGGCTTACTCATGACTATAAGCTGTTATGGCTTTACATGAAACGTCTACGTGATGAAATTCCAGAATGCGTTAAAGTATTACGTGATATCTACAAAGTTTGGAAACCTCAGTACGTAAAAATGGAAACCAACGGTTTAGGTATTGGTCCAGCTCAGTTAGCAGCTAACTATGGTCTTAACGTAGTGCCAAATCCAAAATCTAAAGACAAAATTCAAAACTCTTTGAACGCTCAGCTTAGGATGCGTAATCATCGTATTTACTTACCTGAAGAAGCTGTATGGCTAAAAGAATGTATGGATGAAGTGTTTACTTGGACAGGGCATCCAGGAATGACTGACGACATTGTTGACACACTCTCGGATGCGTGCAATGATGTAACGTGGGAAGGACAAAACCAAGACCCTATGTTCCAAGCTAACTCTGTGTCGGCAGACTCATTAAACGCTTACAATCCACAGCTACTTCAAATGAACCTTAACTACCCGAAATCATTTAACCAATCAGGCTTCTACTTCTAAGGATTCAACTATGTTCTATCGGCTATTTACAACTGCTGTACTACTCTCTGCAATGCTGAATCAATTAGCTATCGCAGATTTAGAAGTTACAGTAACTAAAACACAAGTGCTTTATGGAGTAAAGAATGCGAAAGTTATTCAAAGTTTCGTAGTGTTTGACAACGAAGGAAGTAAACCAGAGTTTCAACCGGCAGCCTTCATAACTGTAGATACTAACTATAAGTTTATCAAAGTACGAGCTAAACAGAACTTGTTTGAAAGTACTGTAACTATCAAACTATCTGAAACTGAGTATATTTTACTTGGTAGTGGTAAGTATGCAATAGATGTAACTGTCTTTGATCCAGAACTCGGCATCGATGAAAAAACTTTGGTAGTAGACTTAGGTGACGTTGCTCCACCCACACCAAACCCAGGACCTTCACCTAATCCAAATACCGTTCCAAATGACCAATTCAACAACATTGGCAAACGTACACAAGACTGGGCAAAATCCTTGGAAAAACGAAAAGAGCTTGGGACCTTGTATCGACAAGCCGCAAAACTCTTGACAGATTCCCCAATAGCT